CGTCATTTACAAAGACGAAGTTCAGGATTTAATTAAAAAATATAAGAAAATCAAGAAATATATGAAATCCCCACTATACCAAATTAAAACAATGGATGGCAATGAAACTCTAGTCTCCAATCTAATTAAAGAATACGAAGAGGATCCAGTCGATTGATGGGGAAGCATTATCTTTTAAATCTCTACGGTTGTACTTATGCACATCTTAACGATGTGCATTTTCTTATTGATTTATTGGAGAATGCTGCCGCTGTAAGTGGAGCCACAGTTTGTCAGACAATTTTTAAGCAATTTGATCCTCAGGGAGTGACTGTCTTATGTTTGCTTTCTGAGTCACATATCAGCTGCCATTCTTGGCCTGAAGATGGCACTGCTGCTGTGGATATTTTCACTTGTGGCGATTGTAATCCAAAAATTGGTTGTGATGTTATTGTCGAACAACTAAAGCCAGAGCGGTATAAACTGGAATTCGTTCAGCGTTAGATTATTTACAAATCTTAATATAATTTGGTATAGAGGTGCTACAAAAATGTAACAACGGCTACCCTCTTGACATATATAGGAGTGTGGGGTATGATAATCCCATCGTTGACCGGGAAGACCGGCGGAAGTATCCTTCGAGGAGAAGCAACGCGAATTTACAAACCAAGTAAAGGAGCAAAGCAAATGAGCCGTGTTGTATATAGAGGTGTCGAGTATGACACCGAAGTGCGCCGCCAAGCACAACAACAGCAACAACAGCAACAGCCTCAACAATATGAGGAAACTTATCGTGGAATAAAGTTCGTTAAGGAGAACAAGTGAAATGAATGCTTATTTCGTTCGTTATCTAAAAAACAAGGCAAAAAAAGAAAAACTTCTTCATAGCGCCCAATTAAATATGGCGAAGAAGCCACAAGTAGCTTAAGATCAAAAGGAGGGTTGACATCCCTCCTTTTTTTCTGTATAGTGGTATGGCAGTTGTGGAGAGCCGATGAATCCAGAAAAGATAAAACTAATCATCAGAAATATGGAACTTCTGATTGAATCTCTCAAACTTGAAATTACAGAAACTCCAGAAGAAAAAAGCAATGTCATAAGTTTACAAGATCTATTCGAGACAGAGAGAAAGAAAATAGATACTTATGAACCAGATTATTATGAGGAACCATAATGTACGAAGAATTGACAGCATTTGAAAGAGCACTTGCTCGTTTTGGAGATAAAGTGCAGTATGTTGTTGGTCTGGAGATTGGCGATAAGATGTCTCCAGAAACAGCATATCAAGAAATTAAAGGAATGATGAAGGAACTTAAGAAACTGCGTAAACAAGAAAAGGAAAATTGGGAGTCTGATGTATGAAGCCAATTAAAGCAAAAGATCTTCTTGAACTTGACAACCGACTTCAAGTTGTAAAATTACAATCATATCCCATCCCAGAACAAGTAATCTGGCAAGCAGCAAAATGTGATTATTCCGAAACCCCTATTCACGAACGGGAAATTCCTTCTCCTAGTGATTGTGGTAAATGGGTTGTTGACACTCTTCTCAAATCTTCTCATTTTGGACCACTAGAACATCCATCCATTACTTTTTCTGTTTCTGGTTATGTACACAGCGTAATGGTACAGGGACGAACACATCGTATTGGTAATTCTTGGGATTGTCAATCTAGTCGCTATACAGGAAAAAGAATTCTTAAGGTGGCAAATGAAGAAATTGACATTGAAGATGTTTTTTATGTTCGTCCAGTTGGATTTTATACCAATCGTCAGGGCAAAAAATATGTATGGGAAGAGGAACATCGTCAGCGTAAATTGAGTCGTATTTTGAGTGAGTGCGAAGAATACGCTTATTATTATAATCAAGGAATGGCCGAAGAGCACATAAGAGATTATCTACCTCAAGCTATTCGCCAAAACTTTGTAGTATCATTCAATCTTAGGTCTGTTCTTCACTTTTTGGATATGAGATCCAAACTAGATGCTCAGCTCGAAATTCAGGCACTTTGTCTTCAATTTGCTGATCATCTAGCCAAATGGTCTCCTAATGTTTGGAAGTATTATGAGGAAACTCGTCTATATAAAGGAAAGATATCTCCATGATAAAAATAGAATCTTACTGCCAAAAACATATTGCAAAATGTGTTAGTCTTCATGAGTGTCTATATGTCCCATCAATTATTCTAGAAAATTAAAATGCCTATCTATCCAATTATTAATACTGAAACTGGCGAACAAAAAGAAGTTTCTATGTCTATTTCTGAGTGGGAGGAATTTAAGGAAGAGAATATTTTGTGGGTTCGTGATTGGTCTCAAGGGTGTGCAAGTTTTGGGGAGCACGGTGAGTGGAAAGATAAACTCCAAAAATCCCACCCATCTTGGAATTCCATATTACAAAAAGCCAAGAAGTCTGGCGGAATGAACGCAAGAATGGAAACTTTGTAGTTTTTGTTGTTAAATACAATTTCTTGACTTATTAGAGATTTTTCAGTGGGGAGATTCATTTCTTCCCTTAAAATTAATAACTAAGATTGGCAATTACAAAATGGAATCAGATTTTTATACTTATGCATATTTGAGCAAAAAAGATGGCACTCCTTATTATATCGGAAAAGGTAGAGGCAACCGTGCATTTGTAAAACACAATAGAATTCCTGTTCCTAAAGACAGAAGTAGAACAATTTTCTTAAAAGAAAATATAACTGAAGAAGAAGCATTTCAGCATGAAATTGACATGATTAAATTTTATGGTAGAAGAGACTTAGGAACGGGAATTCTATTGAACAGAACTGATGGTGGGGAAGGAGTTTCTGGTTGTTCTGAAGAAGAAAGAAATAGGCGCAAAGAAAATGGAAAAACCTGCCATATTCTTGGAATTGGATTTCATGCATTAACAAAAGAAGAAAGAATTGAAATCGGAAAAAAGGCCGGCAAAAAAGGCGGAAAATCATCTTACGAAAAAGGTGTTGGAATTCATGGTCGTTCTAAAGAGCAAAAGTCAGAAGATGGCAAGAAATCTGGAAAATCATCTTACGAAAAAGGTATTGGAATTCATGGTCGTTCCAAAGAGCAAATGTCGAAAGATAGCAAAAAAGGGGGTAAAATAGCAGGAAAACTAACTTATGAAAAGGGAATTGGTGTTCATGGGTTATCAGAAGAAGAGCGAAAAGAAAATTCCAAAAAAGGTGGCAAAATAGCGGGAAAATTAACTTATGAAAAAGGTGTTGGAATTCATGGTCGTTCTAAAGAGCAAAAGTCAGAAGATAGAAAAAAAGGAGGAAAATCTGCACACGAAAAAAGTCTTGGTGTTCACGCACTTTCAAAAAAAGAATTAAGTGAGGCCGGAAAGAAGGGCGGAAAAAAGGAGGAAAAACTGCTTACGAAAAAGGTGTTGGACTTTATGGGTTAACAGAAGAAGAAAAAAATAAAAATCGTACAAAAGGTGGAAAAGTAACAAACGCCCAAAGATGGCAATGTACAGTGACCGGGCATACTTCAACTCCAGCTGGACTTACCAATTACCAAAGAGCTAGAGGAATTGATCCATCCAATCGAATAAGAATCTAAATAAGATGAAAACAAAATTAACAACTTCAGATACTGTATGGCAAGAAGGAAAAAGACCACAAACGACTATCAACCCATTGGAGTTGGTATGACAGCTAAACAGATGAAAAGAAAAAAACCAATAAATTCTGACTTACTTCTTGACATTGAGCCTATTACTGATAATCAGAAAAGGTTATTCGAGTATTATGACGAAGGAAAAAACATATTTGCTCATGGAGTGCCGGGCACTGGCAAGACTTATGCTCTACTTTATAAAGCACTCAAAGAAGTTCTAGATGAGAGGACTCCTTACGAGAAAATTTATATCGTAAGGTCTTTGGTGCAGACTAGAGAGATTGGTTTCCTTCCTGGCAAAGAGGAAGATAAAAAATCTCTTTTCGAAATCCCATATAAGAACATGGTAAAATACATGTTCCAACTCCCATCAGACGATGACTTCGAGATGCTCTATGGAAATCTTAAGGCACAAGAGACCATAAGTTTTTGGTGTACTTCTTTTATTCGAGGAGTTACACTTGACAACTGCATCATCATTGTAGATGAGGCGCAAAACTGTTCTGGGCATGAGTGTTTCTCTGTTATTTCTAGGTGTGGCATGGACACTAAGATCATGTTTGCTGGTGATGTTGAGCAGAGTGATCTTGTCAAAATGAGTGAAAAGAATGGAATCATTGACTTCCTAAAAATCATTGATGTTATGCCTTCTTTTAAAAAGATTGAATTTGGCGTTGATGATATTATTCGTTCGCCATTGGTTCGAGAATTTGTTATTGCTAAACATTCACTTGGTCTTTGATTTTTTTGCTAATGTTACATAAGTTCGTCCACAAATCCATAGAAGTTCCTGAATTGGAAAGATTTCATGTAGATGGAAAAAGATTCTATCGTAAGAAAGATTCTGAAGATCTAATGAATTTTGTCTCCATTACTACAGTTACTTCTCATTATAATAAAGAAAAATTTGCTAAGTGGAGATCAAAAATTGGAGACCAAGAGGCAGATCGTATAATCAAAGCATCAACTTCTCGTGGCACCCAAATGCATTCTCTCGTTGAGCATTACCTAGGAAATCAAGAACTACCAAAATCTGCCCCACTTCCAAAACTTCTTTTTGATATAGCAAAACCAGAACTCAATAAAATAAATAATATATTGGGTATCGAAATTCCTTTATATAGTGAATATCTGGGGATTGCTGGTACATGTGACACGATTGCAGAATATAATGGAGTTCTTAGTATAATAGATTACAAAACGAGTTCTAAACCTAAGCCGAGAGATTGGGTAGAATCGTATTTTGTCCAAACGACGGCATACTCATGCATGTTGTATGAAATGACAGGAATAATGGCAAAGCAACTCGTAATCATAATGTCCTGCGAAAACGGAGAAATAATCACTTATGTCGAAACTGACATCGAAAAATACATTCGACTTCTAGTAAAATATGTAAAAAAATTTACCCAAGATAAACTAAAAGAATATGAATCACTCCGATGAATTGAAAAAAGAATTCCAGAAAAAATTCTTATGTCAAGATAAATTTGCACAAGAAATAGAAACCCTGGTAAAAGAAAATCCAGAATATAATTACATTACTGCTATTGTGCAGTATTGCGAAATGAATAGTATTGATGTCGAGTCAATTTCTAAGTTAATTTCTAAACCACTAAAAGAAAAGCTTAAATGTGATGCAATTGAATTGAATTTTCTCAAACAGACATCAAAAGCAAAACTACCTTTATGACCAAAGTGACTCCTCATGAGACCTATAAAACTTATCTCGCATTAAAGAATCATTTTTGTAATGATTCTTATGATTACCACAAATATTGCGGCAAAATAAAAGCATCTCTCCAATCCTTCCATAAGAGAAAAGATCGATTATTTTTCGAGAGACTTTCTAGACAAAAAAAGGATAATGAAATTGTAGATTTCTTCGTCTCAAATTTTGTTTCTTCTACTGATCCATCTACTCTTTGGATTGGCGACATCATAAAAAATGGAGACGAAAGGTACTCAGAGTGGAAGAAAAATAGACAGTCTCTAACATATGTCTTTCAAAATGATCTAAAGAGTCTGACAGAAGAACATCACATCTTGGAGATTCTAAAGATTAATGGTAACAGTCATCCAAAATTGCTCAAAGAATATTTGTCTGGTCGTATTTTTTTGGAAACTATGGTAATATTGGATAAAATGTTACATTATAAAGAAAAGTTTGATGAGAAATTGATTGACCCCATTTGGGAATCGGTTTCCAAGAAAATTAAAAATTACTCTCCATTCCTGGACATTGATATTAATAAATATCAGAATATTTTAAGAAAAGTATTATTGTGACATTTTTTAATTCGGACATCGTAAAAAAAGAATTAGAAGAGATTGGAGATCTACAAGAAAAAATCTCTTCTAATGTTTTTTCTTTTGAAAGAATGAGTAGAGAAGAAAAGATAGAGCACATACAACTACTTGAAAGTCTGCTAGAGAAACAGCAGATCTTATACACAAGACTTAGTTTATCTGATGATCCAGATGCAATTCAAATGAAATCTAGATTAGAAGAATCAATCAAACTTATTGGCATCCCGACTGGAATTCAAATTGGAGATGTGTTCAAAAACATGATCAGCATGATCGAATCGGCTAAACAGCAGTTGCAAGACGACTGAACCTGTGCTATAATACTCTCATGGGCTTGGGAACCCTGAAGTCGCCCATAATCCACCGTATCTAGCGTAATATGAATTTCAAAGATCTTAAGAAGCAATCTTCACTCGGTAGCCTAACCGAAAAGCTAATCAAAGAAGCAGAAAAAATGGGCAATAATGGAGGAGGAGATAATCCAAATCTATTCAAACTGGAAACAGACAAAGCGGGTAATGGTCGTGCTGTTATCCGTTTTCTACCTGCACCACCGAATGAAGACCTTCCTTTTGTGAAGCTGTATAATCATGGCTTCCAAGTTAATGGCCGTTGGTTCATTGAAAATTGCCCAACAACTCTTGGCGAAGAGTGTTGTGTGTGCGCGAAAAATTCTGAGTATTGGAACTCTGGACTAGATTCAGATAAAGAAATCGCACGAGCACGAAAGCGTAAACTCAGCTACTATACCAATGTTTACATCGTAAGCAACCCAGCAGATCCTTCCCTAGAAGGAGAAGTCAAGATCTTCCGATTTGGTGCCAAGGTATTTGATAAGATCAAAGCCTCAATGAAGCCAGAGTTTGAAGACGATCCTGTAATTGATCCTTTCGACCTGTGGACTGGTGCTAATTTCCGTCTTCGCGTCAAGCAAGTTGCTGGTTATCCTAATTATGATGACAGCGTATTTGAAGCTCCTTCTGCACTCCTTGGGGGCGATGATGATAAACTAGAAGAACTCTGGAGGACTGAGCACTCGCTCCAAGAACTAATCTCCCGAGATAAGTTTAAGTCTTCAGAAGAACTGACCAAGCGCCTTCAGTATGTACTTGGTTCTAAGCCAGTTTCTGAATCTGTCCGGGAGCAAGAAGAAGAACTGGAGTCTCTGGTACAATCTGCCGAAACTGACATCATGAAAGAGCTTGAAGAATCCTACACTCGTAGTAAATCTTCGGCAGTCGAAACTGACGAGGACGAAGATGATGCAATGGCTTATTTCAGTAAACTAGCTCAATAAACTGTAGGAGCCGCAAGGCTCCTTTTTACTGTTAACTAGAGAACACAAATGCAACAGTTTGATATATTCCCAATCGTAGAAGAAGATTTCATAAATCCTTATGCCCTAACTACTTTACTCAATTGGATTAAAAGCAGAGAACATTTATTTGAACAGCACAGAAGTAGCATTAAATACTGGGACAAAAAATGCATTTACTATAATGAAGAATATGTCCCAACAGATATTAAAGACATATTAAAACAAGTATGTCTTGGTATGAGGAAATATATACAAATAAATTTGACAAATTCCAGATATTTATATTCTGAGTTTCCACAGATAGTAAAATGGAAAGAGGGCGATGAAATGACTCCTCATGCTGATAATATAGAGCAAGACAACATAACACCTAATGCTTCTCCTTGGAGAGAGTTTGGAGGAGTTTTATATTTAAATTCTGATTTTGATGGGGGAGAAATATACTATCCAAATATTGGTATACAAGTTTCTCCGAAGCCTGGAATGATAGTTTTACATCCGGCAGGGATAAAATACACTCATGGGGTGACAAAAGTGACTCATGGAAAAAGATATACTATGTCATCTTTTTTTACCTACGATAAAAATTATGCCGGTTTTTTGTCAGAATAATTAAGAATATAGTCTTATGTTATCTCCTTTCTTTAGGGTTCTACTTACATATTGAGTAGAACCTTTTTTGTATTTCATGATTTCTTCCATATCATTAAACACCACATTCAAGTATTGTGGTTTCAGGACGAAAATATTTCTTTTATCTTCTTCGAGTTTGATTTCATATTCATAGTTTGTAATAGGGTTGAGTATACTAGAAGATGGTAGGGTTACTTCATTTTCTAAATTACTATCATAATATCTATAGTAATAAGTGTCTGAGTTTGTTAGTGGGTGATTTGAAATAAATTCAAATCTCTCATTACCAGTAATTTCTATCACTCCTTCTTCTGAGGTAAAATTAGTTGCGTCAATTCTAAATGTAAAGATACTCTTTCCGGTTAAACCTGAAGTACCACTAGATGTGTCTTTAACTATAAATGTTCCATTAAAATTAGAATCTGATGAACCACTAATATTTACAGTTGATCCTGATTTTACATTTACATCAAAGTTTTCTAATGCTATATTGACGAGTTTAAATTCTTCGTCAAAAATTATATAATTAACATTTCCAGCAAACACTACACCTTCAACAAATCCATTTCCACTTTTCCACTGGGCAGGCATTTGTATGCCAGAAGGAAGAATAAGATTTCCAGAACTATCCCTTACTTCATTTGTTTCATAATGATGAATTCCATTGTATAGTTCATCATAAGAACCATACTTTTCTAACATCACTTTATCGAATATGACCTGAGGCAATGGCCATTCTGTTTGAATGTTCAAGATGTTATTTGATAGTAATACTACCCAATCAAGAGTTTCGTCATTATAGATTTTAAACGCAACATTATCTGGTCTTTCATCACCTATAATCTTATACTTGGTGAAGTAAGAAAGGTTGCCAAAGATATCTTCGCGAAGTTTTCCACGACGAAATAGATTTTTTACTGGAGCATACTCTGAGATCTGTCTTTGATTTGGATCTCTACTGACATAATCAAAGTCTGGAACTTGTCTGAAGTATGATGGCATTTTAGTAACCTATTGTTGATTCGTCTGTGAATTTTTTGTAATCGCTGTCTATTACTGGCTCTAACTCTTGGAACTGCAAACTTAAGTTATATGATGTCATTGGATATCCACTCTCGGCATTATTAAATGTCATGTAAGATCCATCGGGAGTATAATCAACAGAACATGACTGGAGAGCACATGTTTTAATTTGATTTAACGATGTGTGATCATCTTTTGTTACTCCATTAATATATCTTATTTTAAAAACATTTGGAGCTGCCAAGAATATCCCACCAGAAGCAGTTTTTGCTGACATTGCTTCTTTGAAGACTCTTATTATACTCTTTACTTGTTTTGCTTCGTCTTTATCTCTTGGAGATAATCTGAATGAAAAATTAAATGGTCTCAATTGTGTCCCTTGGAATAGTAATTCTATATTTGGATTTACGATTGCACCACCAAATCTAGACAACAACCCATTAACACCAATTGCTTTTTGCTTTAAATATAGTAAGATTGCTTTTTTGGTGTTGGAGTCTTGAGTTATTGTATTTCCTAATTTCCCCAGTATTTCTCCAAAATCATTACCATTACTCCCTCCAGTCATACCAGCAGTTGACAAACCATATCCAGCAAGTTCTACTGGATTTAGTCCTAATCCATTCCAATCAACTGTATTACTGTCTATGATTGTTGGTTGTATTGGTAGTACTATAGTTGCTATTTGAGACCCTAAATTTCTATCTTTTTCCTGTATGAGGGGATTTTCTCTACTTGGTCTTCTTGTTTTATAATCATATACTTCAAATTTTATAAAGTCTTGTCTATTATCGTCTATTTTAGTTGGATATCGATATATCTTTCCTCTCCATGCAGTTTTTTTATTGTCTGCTTCTATTTGTTCTAATTTAGTAAAATCTTCAGTATTTAATGTTGTTCTTGGGTTGGTTTGGCCACTTCCAGTATCTGGAGGTGGTTGATCCGTATTGACAGACGCTGCATTTGCTAGTGATTTGTATCCAGGTTTATTTTTTAGTTCATTTAATTCACTATTTTTTTGTGGCGTTTGAGATAGTCCTACATTCCACTCTGCAAGTTTTAGTGTGCTTTCTTTTATACTTTTTTCGAAGTTTAATTTTTGCTGTGAATTTTGTCCTGTGAATATTTGCTCATATATTCCTTGATTGGCAACTACAATTGTGTTATCGGATGCGTTGTAAGAATAAATCAGTGTATCTCCAGCACCAAAGTTGGTTGTATATGCATCATAATTTCCATTGATTATATTAGTATTTACTCTGACATTTTGTTGTGTTTGGCCAGATCCTTGTGTTCTGTTTAGTCTGAGTACTGCTCGGTATTCTCCGTAGATTGCTTCTCCATTGTCATCTTTTATTTCTTCCCAATTTGCTGGTTTTTGTGGTGCCATCAGAACTCCCTCCACATAAGGGACAAACTAATCTCAATTTTTCGTAGAGTATGAGACATTTATAGTAGTTTTATATTTATTTATCTCCCAGAAATAAAGATCGGATAAAAAGAAGGAATTCTCAAAACATATTCCAACTCTTCTTGCTTGATCCTATAAAACAAAGATTGCATTCCAACAAAACTATAAGTTCTCACAGGACTTTCAATGTATTCTGGGTTTCTCTCCCAGTGATAATTGACTCCTCTCCAGTAAGTTCTTCCCTTTTCGATGATTAGACTGACTGGATGAACATCATACCACTGACCTTTTGTTCTTGCGATATACTTAAAAGTATAGATTTTTCCGACTTCCATTGTTTCTTCTGTTCTTCCCATTTTTGACAAGATGTCAAGCAATGCATCAAAATAAAAAACAGGAGACTGATTTTTTGGTAATGTGTCAACTAGATTCTTAAAGCTATAGAATTCATCTTTTTGTTGTTGTAATTCTTGCTTTCTTTCATCAAGTCGATCAAAGACATAATCTCTGGCACCTCTTTTCTTTAGCTGCTCTTCCTCAAACTTTATTTCTTCTTCTTCTCTTTTGAACTTATTTTCTTTGGCTTTTGTTTGTCCAAGAAACCATTTTCTGATTGTTCCAAATATTCCCCAAAGTCTTTGTGCTTGTTTGTTGAGTGGCTTAAACATTTTAAATTCCTAGTTCTTTTTCGGTCACTATCTTGAATTCTATTCCTCTACTTCTGCACCATTCTTCTGCCGCTGTCCATTTTGCTTGGTTTACAGAATAAGTTTTCATCTCATACAACCAATTCTTTGTTTTTCTTTTTGGTGTTTTTGGTTGTACTGTCTGTCTCTGTGGCTTTATTTCGATTAAGTAAGTTTTTATTTCTCCAGATTGCTCTTGTATTTTTATGAGAAAGTCAGGAAAATATCTGTGGGTCTTATTGTCCACTGGAGAGCGATAAGGAATAAAGAATTCTTCAGATCCATATTGAATAACATTGGTGCTTTCATCACACCATTTCATAAAACGAAGTTCCCAAGAACTTCTGTACACAATGTTTTGGGGATTGCCAATGTACTTCTCTGGATGTATTGGGCGAAAGTATCCTTGAATGTATTTTCGCTCTGCCATTGATAAATATTAAAGAACATAAAGTATTTAGAAATGGCAGGCGCACCGATACAGCCATATAAAATGTCACACATCAAAAGCAAGCTGCTTCAGCCTGCCCTAACATCTCATTATATTTGTGAGTTTATGCCACCAGATCTTGTTCAGGCGTTTTTACAGCAACGAGACTCTGCTGGGTTTAAAGGAGGGAAGTATTTAGGCGAAACCCAAGAACTGATTAAATTATCTTGCTCAGATGCGTCTCTACCAGGTTCCAGTTTAATGACAAACGAAATTAATAATGATTATACTGGCGTAACAGAAAGACATGCATATAGAAGGTCTTATGATGATCGCGCCGACTTCACTTTTATTGTTGATCGCAATTACTTTGTTATTGATTTTTTTGAGAACTGGATTTCTTATGTTGCTGGTGAGAATTTATTATCAAACGAAGAACAACCAAACAGAATGCCCCAAACAAGTCCAACATACAATTACAGAGTAAATTTTCCACACGATTACACAACAGACAATCTCTACATTACAAAATTTGAGAGAGATTATGGAGACACAGGAATTGATAGAAGAAATAAGATTAATAGACCACTGACTTATCAATTTATCAATGCTTATCCAATCAGCATTAATTCTATGCCAGTGTCTTATGAAAGTTCTCAGTTATTGAAGTGTACTGTTTCTTTTACTTATAGTCGTTATGTTCTATCCAGAGATTATGCACAATTTGATAAAAATGCGGAACCTAGACAGCCTGGAAGTCTTGTCCAAGAACAGTTTTTGAATGAGTTAAAAGAAATTCAAGCTTTACAACGAAGTTAATAAATAATAAAAACTGAAATGACATAAGGATATTATGCCGCTCCCCAAAATTTCTACTCCTTCATTCCACCTGACTTTACCATCAACCGGAAAAGAAATAAAATATAGACCATTTCTAGTCAGGGAAGAAAAACTTCTTTTGCTTGCACTCGAAAGCGAAGACACAAAACAAATCACAGAAGCAATCAAAACTGTACTCAAGAACTGCATAGAAACCAGAGGAGTAAAAGTAGAAACTCTTCCTACATTTGATATCGAATATCTTTTCTTGAATATTCGTGGCAAATCAGTAGGAGAAGAAATAGAAGTCAACATCATTTGTCCAGACGATGGGCAAACTGAAGTTCAAGTCAAAATTAATGTTGACGAAATTGAAGTCCAGAAGTTCGATGGGCACGATAAGAATATCAAACTAGATGACAACATTTCCATTGAAATGAAATATCCATCTCTTGATGAATTTATCAAGAATAATTTTGACTTTAATGCGTCTAACGATTTAGATCAGGCATTTGATCTCATTTCATCATGTATCGACAAGATCTATACCAAAGATGAGGCGTGGTCAACTTCTGATGTGACCAAAAAAGAAATGCAAGAGTTCCTAGATCAAATGAATTCTTCCCAATTCAAACTGATTGAAAAATTCTTTGAGACGATGCCAAAGCTTTCTCATAAGGTAGAAGTCTACAATCCAAACACAAAAATAAAAAGTGAAGTGTTGATTGAAGGGTTAACATCTTTTTTCGCATAAGTCTTTCTCATATTGATCTTGAGAATTATTATCGGCTTTGTTTTTCTTTGATTCAGTATCATAAATATTCTTTGACAGAGATTGAAAATCTGATGCCATTTGAAAGAGACATTTATGTTACTTGGCTAAAAGAACATTTAGAAGAAGAAAAACTAAAGCAACAACAAAATGCTAATTGATGCGCCATCAGGTTTAAAAGCAAAGTTTTATTCTCCTGGACAAGTTGGAGAAAGATTTTGGAAAGTTCTCAGGGCAAGGCTCACTGGGAAGAAGCAACCTGGTGGCGGTCGGTATATGTCATTTGTTAACTTGAACACAGTACAAGTTAACAAAGTAATAAGAAATATGAAAAAAGATCCTCGTGGGATCTTTGTTTTAGAGGTGGATGATGTCACACAACAAGAAAAATATCAAGAGTGGTTGGTAGATCAATATCTAAAAGAAGAGATAGAGTCGAGAGATGTACCAACATTAGATGATATCATAGAAGATACAATAAATGAAAGAACGCCAAATGAGTCCATCAACACCAGTGAAAGAACACAAAATGAAGGTGGTGTTGAAAATAAGCCTGCGCCCGAAAATGAAACCCCAACACAAGAAGAAGAACAAAAGCAAGAAGTAGTAAGTAGAATAAGAAATAGGACTATAACTCCCAACAATAAAAAAATAAGTGCGCAAACAATAAAAAAATATTTCAGTGGATTGACATTAGGACAACTTGCTAATGTGGATAGTGCAGTAGATAATGCACCTGGAGATTTTGTAATAAGATATAACAGAAGAACCAATCAATATTATGCAGTAGATCCAAAAGAATTAATTTCTCCATCAGATACACCAGTTGCTCAATCTGGAGAAGGTAACAAAAAAGTTCTTGATACTCTTACTTCAATCAATAAATCGGTCTCTAAAATTTTAGAAGTATTAGATGAACAAAACAAGTTATTCAAAAAGAGACAAGATTCGGAAAGAAAAAGAATAGAAACAGAGAGAAGACAAAAACGAGAAAATTTTCTTGAGAAAGGAATTAAGAATATTGCTTCTTCTGCAGTGAAGATGCTTGCTCCAGTTCAAAAGTTAATTGATAAGATTCTGAACTTTCTTTGGTACACTTTACTAGGAAAGGCATTTGTCAATTTCATAAAATGGTTTAATAATCCAGAAAACAAAGAACGAGTCGAAACACTTAAAAGATTTCTAAAAGACTGGTGGCCAGCATTACTTGGTGGACTAGTATTATTCACAACTCCTTTTGGGAAGTTTGTAAGAGCATTTGTTGGAACTGTTGCTAAACTTACCTTTAAACTGGCAAAGTCGGGAATACCAAAACTATTAGGACTTATTGCTAAAAATCCAAAGACTGCTGCCGTTATAGGTGCTGGTGCTGCAGCGGCTGGAATTGGAATGTATATGCAGTCACGAGGAGAAAAGCAAGATAAAGAACTTCAAAAATCAGATCCAGAATACGGCAAAAAACCAAGTCCAATGAAAAGTATTCTGGACTTTGGATCTAGAGGAGGACTTGGTTTTGCCGGTGGCGGCATGATTCCACTTGCCAAGGCATTTGCTGGTGGTGGAGAAGCGACCCAGCTTCAGCCATTTGAAGGTGGTTATGTTGATGACTCCACTGGACTTACTGTGACTGGGGCAGGTGCTGATACACAGGCAACTGTATTACAACCAGGAGAGGTTGTATTCAGCAAGAAGGCAGTAGATTATTGGGGTGCCGATAGACTTCTTTATATGAACAAAATGGGTGGTGGCACTAATATTCCAAAGTTTGTCAACAATGTTCAGTTGGCACAAGGTGGTGGTATGATTGGCGGAATGATGCGAGGCATCGGAAAACTGTTTGGCACAGGATCTGCCCCAGCACCAAAAATGGATTTCAAACCATCATGGCATGGCCCTGCTCCAACATATGAACATAAATCAAATGAAGTTCAGGCATTTTTGAGATCATTGAAAGTTGCAGAAGGAACTATCAAATCAAAAAATTCTTATGATACTGTTTATGGTGGATCGGAGATTCCCATCCGTCAGATGACAGTGAAGGAGTTAATTAATACTCAAATGACCGATAGGTTGCCACAAAGATTTGGTGGCGGAAAAGCACCATGGCCACCGAAAGAATCTACTGCTTCTGGGGCATATCAGTTTATGCCAAATACACTGAAGCAACTGATGAAGATGAAAGTTCTCAGGCCATCAGATAAGATGACTCCAGAAAATCAAGATCGTGCTGCCTGGGCTCTTGCCAAATTCAGAGGAGTAACTCTACAGCAACTAAAGACACAAGGATTAAGTAGAGCAATCATGAATAAGATTGCTCCTGAATGGGCGTCTATCCCAAATCTCCAAGGAAAGAGTAATTACAATCAACCAGTAAAATCGCCAGAACTTCTCAGAGAAACATATCAAAAAAGTTTGAGTCTCGGACAACAAGCAAAAATGCAACTGCCAGGGCCTCCAGTGGCAAATACAAAAATATCATTTGTCGAACTCCCACCAATCGTGCAGCAAGCTGGACAGGAAGTAGCATCTTCTGGAGGAACAAAAGTACCACAATTTATGCCCCCAGATAATGTTTCTGCGAAAATCAATGCCTCAATTTATGGGATAGCATAAGATGGCAATTAATACAGAAACTTTTTTTGGGAGATCTACATCTACTAGTATTAGTCCAACGACAACTGGAGCCACTGTTTCTGGTACTACAAGACCTGATGCTGGAGTCCAACCAAGTTCGAATTCGGGCAACGAAGAAAAGAAAACAATATTATCCGAATTAATCCAGATCGATAAAGATGTCAAGAAGATACAAAAGTTAATTGCAAAAGGTCGAGTACTAAGAAAAAAAGAGGAAGAAAATAATAAGAAACAAAACGAAAATAAAAAAAGAGAAGAAAAGGAACTAAGATTAGAAGAGAAGAAAGAAAGAAATTTGCCAAATATCAAACCAACTCCATTCCCTAAAATGGGATTTTTGGATAGAATAAGGCAGTTTCTTTTTTATACTCTACTTGGATCTGCATTTGTCAAGTTTGGAAAGCACATCCCAGAAATACTTAAATTTACGAAACTACTAGTACCAGCATTTGAATTTTTTGAAAACCTTACTGGTAATATTTTAAATGGAATAGTTGATTTTATTGGAGCCGGATATAAGGCACAGGATAAGATCAAAGAAATTGCCAAGTCTATTGGCGGAGAAGACCTGGGGAAAAAGTTTGACGAATTCAACAAGCAATTTAATACTTTTGCAAATCTTGCTATCATCGCTGGACTTGCTGCCACTGGCGGTGGAGTAGATTTTGATGGTGGAAAGAGAGAAAGACTTGGCGTTGATAAGCAAACAGGAAGAAGAGTAAGTAAAAGATCTCAGGCAAGATTCTTAGAGAGATATGGCGAAAAAGCATATGTAGAAAAGTTTGGAAAAAGAAGTTTCAAAGGTCTGACTAGAAAAACGGCAGGTAGACTTACGGGAAGATTTGCAGGAAAGGCACTAGGAAAAATTCCGATCATTGGTGGACTCGTTGACTTTATCATTAGCACAGTCATATTCAAAGAGAAGCCAGGTAGAGCGGCAGCAAAGGCACTTGGTGCTACTATAGGATCTACACTCGGTACTTTTACTGGAATTCCACTTGCTGGCACTATTCTTGGTGGCATTGTCGGTGATCTTGTGGGTGGAGCACTTTATGATAGTCTTGTTGGCGATGATAAACTAAAAGCAAAAGCAAAAGGTGGCCAGGCCACAAGAGGAGGGAAAAAAGTTGGTGGTGCGGTAAAGAGAACAATAAGAAAAGTAAAATCAAAACCACCAAGAACTACACCTCAAAAATCAATTCCAGGCAAAGACATTGGTGGGAAAAAACAAATTGAAAAATTATTCCCAACTTCGACTGATCCAAGACAAAAGAATCCACTAGGAGTACTAGAAAGTACATCAAAAGAATATAAAACAATACCATTAATTGGTGGAGTTATGGGCTCCACCATAGATTCCCAAATGGGACAACGATTTGATAACAGAGTATTCAAACAATTCGGAATAGGACTTGGTTATCTTATTCAAAGTGCAATAGATTCTGAAACTACAGCTAATATACAAAGACAAATTGTTGGTCTTGCTGGTGGTGGAATGATTCCTAGAACGATGTCAACTGAAGAAAATGTTGGCATGAAAATAGGAGAAAGAATTGCCAAGACGCTACAGACAATGGTCAATAGTAAAGTCTCTAATACTTTACAGGCAATTCGTCAGCAACTGAATAGACAGAACATTTATGGTGGTGGTGTTCCTGGAATGGGTGGTGGAGGAGGAGCTGGTGGAGGAAGTGTTTCTGTTTCTAGCGATAGTCCGGATTTTTGGTTACTTGCCGTTGGTGCCTTATTAGAAAATTCTCACCCACAAGGAGCAGCAGATGTTGCTCAAGTAATTTACAATAGAGTTTCATCTTCTTCTTGGCCAAGCACTATAAGGCAAGTAATATTACAAGGCAACGGAGGACAATTTCAGCCAGTGAGAGATTATGGAACAATATCTGCGTGGCAAGCGATAAAAGATAAAGATTCTGCTGTCAATTTTATAAAAAAATATGGAAAGGGGAGAACCCAAGCACAGTTAGAGTCTGTTGCTGCGGCACTTCTTGATACTACGATGCAAGGTTCTTCTAGAACTTTTGTTGGGCCTAGAGATAGCTTCAGAGCAATAGCATATGAAGCTGCCAATAATCATCTAGCGGATGACACAGAAATCAAAAGACATGGACATGTGTTTGGATTTGAGCCTCGTGGAGCGCAAATTGCTGCATTTAGAGCAGGTAAATTATCTGCCGCTCAGATTTCCCAAGAAACTAGAGGAACAGTAACTCAATTGGCACCTCAATCAGTTTCTGGAAATCTAAAAGATACCGGAATAAAAGATTCTTCTGGTAGGCCAATTAAGCTAAAAGGAGTTATAGCTGATGCATTTATTGATATGGCAGCAGCTGCAAGAAAAGATGGAATAAACTTAGGAAGCGGAATATCAGTTGCATTAAGAGATCCGGAGCACAACAGAAGAGTTGGAGGTGCCCAAGGATCTAGACATTTGACTGGAGAGGCGTTTGATATTAATTGGAACTCTTCTGCTGGCGAATGGATAAAAAATAATGCTCATATATTTGGCTTTAAGCACAATGAGTATTCTCCACAATCCACACACTTTGATTGGATTGGTGGATATGCTCCAAAATCGACACAAGCAAAAACAAAACCAAAACCAGACACTCGCCCACCATCTCCAACTCCAGCAACTGTAAGAACAAACCTTACAAGACAAAGATGGGATCCATCAAAATCTGGATTAAAACAAAATCCAAATACAGGGGTTTGGGAAAAGGCATCAATAGCACCACAACCAAAACAAGATATAGCATCGGCTGTAGCACAAAACGCTACTTATGAAATCGCTAGCAGATCTCTTGCTGTACAACCAATTATAGTTGAGAAATCAATTCCAACACAAGTAGCAAGTAATGCTCCCACTGTCATACATAATAATAATACTTTGCCAATCACCGCATCTCTATATTCGACATAATGGGATTAAACAATCAGACAGTAAACGATTTTAATGTTACAAAGTTTAGGATTTATTCTAACCGAAATAATAAGTTTGCGGATATACCACAAAAAGAAGGTATCTTTGTCAACTTACATTATTACGAAAGTATCCTAGAAAATCAAGTTAAAGCAACAGCAATCATAGCAGATACTGGATACTCAATTCAAAGTGATGGAAAATATGTGGGTCTTATCGAAGGACTTGATATGTGTGGTGGAGAAAAAGTAGAACTCCATATGGAAGATGGGTATGGAAATCAACTTCGTTTTTCTGATGAAAAGTCTTTATACATTGGAAGAATACGAAATAAAATGGAGCACACACAAAACATGGTGTTTGTGATTGATCTCGTAACAAAAGAATTCTTTACAAATGAGTTGGTCGAAACAAGAGTCGATGAAAGATTCGATGGAAAAATATCAACATCTGTAGATACTATCCTCAAAAATTTCTTAAAGACAGAAAAAGATGTTGATATTGAAGCTACAGAAAATGAATATTCTTTTATCGGCCACACCGAAAAGCCATTTTATAAATGCACTTGGTTGGGGAAAAGGAGTATCCCAGTAGACAGCACTGCTGCTTCTGCTGGATTCTTTTTCTTCGAAACTCATGATGGCTTCAAGTTCAAGTCAATCGAAAAACTCCTTGACGAAAATAGAGGATATAAGAAATATATTTACAATAACACCACAGAACTTCCAGTAGGTTATGATGGAAAAATATTAGAAGCGACTCCAGTTATTAATATTGATGTCCAACAAAAAATGGCAATTGGTGCTTATGGGTCTCAGGTTAAAACTTATGATTATTATGGAACAAGATACCAACAAAAAGAAATTACTTATGAAGATGAAGGAAAAAAAGGAGTAAACTTAGCAGGAAATAATCTACCAATTCTACCAGAAGATATTGCAGGAAAGCCAACAAGAATCATAAGTAAGATGCAACCAGTTGGTATTATGCAGCCAATTGATAAGGATAAATCAAAGAAACAAGATTATAATGTCGATGAAATCACAGCACAAGCAGCCAGTCGTTATAATCAACTTTTCACAATTATTCTGAATATTGTAATAGCAGGTGACTATTCCCATCGTGCCGGTGATTTAATTTATTGTGATTTTCCGGAATTGAGCAGTGATAGGACGCAAGTAGTCAGCGGCAAAAATAGTGGCATATATATGATAGCAAGTCTTATTCAGCAATTGGATGCTCGTGGTAGCACATACACACAATTGACTTTGGTAAGAGATTCTTATGGTAGGAAGCCATTTAAAAGATGACAAATAATCTTTTCAATTCAGAATCAGTAGGAGCAGGAACATATTGGTGGACAGGAATTGTTGTATCTGATGTCACTTGGAAAGGAAATCAAAAAGCAGAAAAATGGTCAAGCATTGATGAACTACCTGGATGGGGAGCAAGATATAAGGTAAGAATTTTTGGTAAACATACAGATGTAAAAGAAAAACTCAGTGATGATAAACTTGAGTTATGTGAAGTTCTTTATCCAGTCACTGCTGGTTCTGGCCACGCTGCTAGTTATCAGACATCAAATCTAAGACAAGGTTCTGTTGTATTTGGAATTTATAAAGACGGAATCGATGGCAATGAACCATTGATTCTTGGATGTATCGGAAATAATGAGCAGACAGTTCTAGAAAGAAAGCAGAAAAAAGGTTTTGATCCGATAACTGCCTTTCAGATTGACCAACTGATTCCTTATTATGCGATTCCACCAGGTGGTTCTCCGCAGGTAGATGGATCTGGACAAGGCGGCAAATCTTCTAGTATTGAATCCAATACTTTAAATACTCCTCTTGAAAATAATACTGCCGACCAAACTGCAGGGAAAGAAGAAAATGCATCATTGGCAGTTCCATCTCAGTGCAATAGAGTTCCATTAAGTGAGGTTCAAATAAAGATCAGAAATCTTATACAGAAAATTGAAAGAGTTAGAAATCAAATTAATGACTGGAGACAAACTGTTACCGAAGGAATACAAGATGTTGAAAATTTTATAAACAATGCTATAAATGATGCAGCAAAATTTATCTCAGGTGGAGTTAAGTGGGTCATCACCGAAATACAAAAATTCGTAACTAATAAAATTAACAACACAGCAAAGGATTTATACTACTTGCTTTTTCCAAATCAAAGGGCAGGGTTTAAGGAATCGATGGAAACTGCCAATGATTTAATTGCTTGCTTATTCAGAAAAATTATTAGCAATCTCCTTAAAATGATTGGCAAGTTTTTACTTGCTGCTGTTGATAGATTCATCAATGTTCCGCTATGTGCAGTCGAAAATATGCTCGGTGGATTGCTTGGAAAGTTGATTGGATTGATCACATCTGCATTAAATGCAATACTTGCTCCTGTGAAAGCACTTTTGGGAGCATTTGATTTGGCCGGAGATATAATTAATTTTATTGTAGACCTATTGTCTTTTCTTTCTTGCGAAGAAACTCCAGATTGTCCTGAAGTAAAGGAGTGGAATATCTGGGATGGTGCTGGATCGACCGGAACATTTTCACTTGATATAAATTCTTTGGTTGGCAAAATTAAATCTTATGCGAGTGGCGTATCAGAAGCAATAAATCCGGACAATTTTGATTTTGATCTAGATTTTAGTGATGTATTTGCTAATAATTGTAATGTCGATGCAATCTTGTGTGGGCCTCCTACAGTAGAATTCTTTGGTGGTGGTGGGAGTGGTGCTACAGGAAATGCAATTGTAAGTGCCACAGGACAAATATTGGGAGTTGATATTACTTCTTTTGGTTCTGGTTATACAAGGGCACCTTTTGTTAGGTTCTACGATGCGTGCGGGAAAGGAAGAGGGGCAACCGGAAGAGCAATTCTTGGTGTTGTTTCTCTCGATGATGGTACCCAATCGACTTCGCCCACGGGAACTACGACAGGTGTAGTGGCTGTAGTTATTATAGATCCAGGAATCAACTATCTCCCAAGTCCTAATGGAGATCGAGGAGGAGACGGAAGAGTGTGGGCACCTGCTGATAATACAACAGTAAGACATGAAGATGGAACTTATGATGTCCCATATGTTCCTGGAGATACCATCGATCTTTCTTCTGGAGATACTATAAGACTTCCGAATGGAACTACAGTCGAATTTGGTGGTGAAATTATTAGTGGAGGTGTTGATTATACAGTGAATAATTTTGGTTCTATTACAGCACCAGTACAAATCCCAAGTGCTATTGTTCGTGGTGATTATCCATCGCTTGGTACTGGACAATATCCTATTATTTTATATCTTTGTGGACTTGAAATCGAAAATGCTGGATTTGGATACACAGAAAATGATAAGATAGTTATTTCGCCAGATAATGGAGCAGTTGTAGTTCCAAAGTTTGGCGCATTTGGTGCTCTAGAAAGCATTAAGATCACTTCTTTTGGCGAGGGATTTAAAGATATTCCCAGAATTTATATTGAAAGTGAAACCGGAAATAATGCTAAATTAATCCCAAGATTCTGTATAGATAGAGTATCAGCAGATCAATATGCTGATCCCGGAATACAGGATCAAATTATTTCTGTGGTCGATTGTGTCGGCAAAGTCCCACAGACAACATTCTTTAGAGTACCACAATAATGGCAAGAGAAAATTATCATACCATAAGATATGGAAACAAAGATGGAGAAATAAAGTTTGGTCACATTGACGACCGAAATAATTTATTTTCTTTTCTGGCGAGAAGTGGAGCACATTCAAAGCATTATATTGCAATGAGTTCTACTGGAGACTCACATTTAAAATATGGAACTGTTTGTAGATCCCCAGGAGCATTTCAAATCAAGGCAGGGGATAATGTTCCTAGTGGAATTCCTGGAATTTATTTTGAGGCAGTTAGTGGTGATGTCGTAATAAAAGCTAGTGGAAGAGTGAGAATTGAAGGAGAAAATATTAATCTAAAAGCAACTGGTGGCGATGGGAAAAATGGAGTCATAGATTTAAGTGCAAATGAAAAAATTATTATGGATGCGCAGAGCATTAGCATTAGTTCTAAAGTGTCCACAAAAATTTTCTCAGAAAATACCGCAAACATAATTGGTAAAGGGATATTAAATATATACGGTGGACTAATTGATGCTGCTGATGGAGCCACAAGCCTCAAAGGTTCAAAATCTTCTACTGGTACACCATATAGAAACGAGACTCAAAATAAATGAAAGTACCCGATTTATTTGTAGGAAAAAGATTGTTTGTTGGTCTAGGCAATCCAGTAGCACTTGGAGTAGGGCCAACAGAAATTAGAGGCTCTGGGTTTATTGAGGGGCCAATGATTGTTGGTGATCCAATAACATATCCTGCGGCAGAAGCAAACTTAATGGTTGCAAGGTGCTCTAACACCGATGCAATTACGATACCACCTTCGATTTTTAAAGTATCTTCGAAAGGATTTTCTCCAACTCAGGTTGATGTGATGCTCGGTGATGTTACCGGGAAAGTTGGAATATCTGTAAATTCAATTGTTGTCAATATCATTAATGACACATTTATTAACATAAGAACAGAGTCCTTGACAGGTGTCGGAAAATACACTTGGAATGGCGACAAAGTTCTTACTGGGGTAGTTGCAGAAAGTGGTGCAGAGTCAAGGAATGGCAGAGAAGCTGTCTCTGGATCAACAGTTGATAATGGAAGTAAAGTAATCAATGGTAATCTTTTAGTTGAAGGTAGTTTAGTTTGTAATAATGTTTCCTTGCGAGGAATTATTAATGTTCAGGCATGGAAAGAATTTGATATCCCACATCCAACCAAAAAAGATCATAGGCTAGTCCATGCTTGTATCGAAGGACCGGAGATCGGAGTATACTATAGAGGAAAATTGAAGAATACTAATACTATCGTGTTGCCAGAATATTGGAGAGGATTAGTAGATCCAGAAACAATTACTGTCAATTTGACTGCACATGAATGCTACCAAGAGTTATTCGTAAAATCAATTGAGTGGGGAACTAGAATAAATATCCAAAATAACTCTGGTGGATTGATAAATTGTAGTTATGTTGTTTATGGCAAAAGAAAAGATGTCCCAGATCTTGAAGTGGAATATAAAGGAAAAGAAATGAGAGGAGTATAAAATGTCGTTATCTAATGATTTAGTAAGAGACTCTAGAAATAAAGCAATCCAAAAAGTTAATAATATCAATCACTTTAAGACTCAAATTCTTTTAACAGACGCAGAAAAAGAATTATATGATAATGGAATTATTGCTATTGATGGCGACTTATTTGGTGATATTAATTCTACAAATGATACGATCCAAGCAGTAAAGGATGCATACCAAGCAAGAATTGATGCTGGATGCAGAACAGATTTGTTTTGGAAAATAACTGGATTCTCAACATCTGGAGGCGGCGAAGATCCACTTAGCTATGATTTTTCATTGGAAGTAGATCAACTTGGTGATGTTGGTTATGCGACGAGTATCACTCATCTGGATTCCTCTGGTGGAATTACAACATATACCGCAGGCACTGTAGTTGTTGGAACTGGAAATCAAAGTGACAATCTTTATGGTCTAAAATATTATGACCAAAGATACTTGAAGGACATTGGCGATACTACCATAGGAGAATTTATTGGCGTAATTGGGGCAGGGTCAACCGAACTTGCCATTGTTTCTCAAGTTTCTGATGAACTAATACAAGAATACGAAGTAACCAATCTCGTGATCTCCGGAAAAGAAGGAGTATTTTCTGGAGACTATAATACGATTGTTGGTTTTGGATCGACAACAATTTACTCGACAGAAATCGAAACAATAACTGGAATTGCAACAACAGCACTCGAAGTTTCTACTATTATATTACAGAATAATACAGTAGGATTTACATCATTACCAGAAAGTGATGGTTCTTATGTTACATTTACTGTTGTTGTGGACCCAGACGACCCAGAGGCATTACAAGAAAGATTTAAGTATTCCGTGAAATTTACCAAAAATCCATTTTCTCCAGAAACAATTGGAATTATGGATTCTTCTACTTTGGGGAAAGGATATAAAATTGAAGTGGACAATACTGGAAAACCACCAGAAACACAGGAATGGAAACCTGAATTGGAGGGTACCGAGAAAAAAGGCGAAACCATCAAAGAACCTAAAGTTGGAGCAGGAAAAATTTATTACAAAATTGGATTTACTGACGAACCAGTTGATGCTTTGGGAGATCCTGCATCTAAAGGAGATACTAGAAGTGTATCAATAGCATCATACAATCCTGCTCTTGTCGCGAGTCAGGTGTATTCGGCAATAAGTCAAAGTGGATGTGGTTCTCTGAATACTGCAATTTCTACTGCAGAAACTACAAGAGATACAGCAGAATCTTCTTTATCAACAACAGATAAACTTAATGCAGCGAATGCGCTAAGAGAGGAAAGAAATAAGTATGCACTCCAAATATGGGGATTGAGACAATCAATTGGAGGAGAAAATGACGAGGTAGATAGATATAATAGTTTAATTGGTTATATTAACACCCAGGATGTAATATGAAAAAAACACTTTATACAAACACTGATAACCTTGTTATTGCAAGAGGAAAAGTATTCAATAATACTTCAATTCAACTTCCAAAAGAATGGGAAGATACAGTCAATCCAAAAACAATTACTGTATCATTGACTCCTTGTGGAACACCACAAGATATTATTGTGAAGACAGTAGATATTAAAGAAGTTCGTTTGCAGTCTTATGGCAATTTGCCGATTGAATGCTATTATTTGATTATGGCCGAAACTAAATAATTAAAAAGTATTAGAAATGGCATATCAAGGTATAGGAACCGGAACTACACCAAATGATAATACTGGCGACAGTTTATTAACTGGTGCCATAAAGATTAATAGTAATTTTGAGGAGATTTATAATGCTCTTGGTGATGGTACAAATATTAATTTTGATTCTTCGGTATTAACGGAAACTATCCAAGATTCTATTGGTTCTGCCATAACCTCTGGCATTCAGACAGGAATTACTGTTACTTATGATGATGTAAATAATAGTATTAATTTTGCAAATTATACAATCACAACAACATCAGTAAATAAAACTCTATCAAACCTTGAATATTGCACTGTTACATCTGGTGGATTGTCGCTAACTTTGCCCACTTTACCTTCTGTTGGTAACAAAGTTATGGTTGGTATTAGTAGTGATTATACTGATACAAATATTTTGAGAAATGGTAGTAATATTATGGGTCTTGCAGAAGACATGACTGTTGATATTGGATATGGAACTCTAAACTTGATATATATTAATAGCACATTAGGTTGGAGAATAAGTTAGATGAGCACATTGAGTCAATTTGGTTTTGGTGGCGGAATAAAAAGTATACAAAGAGGTGTAATAACATTACCAGCACCTCAGTCAATAACTACAACACAAACAGCAACAATAAACCCAGTCAATACCTCCAAATCAATTCTATATTATTTGGGAGTAAGAAATGGATTGACAAGAACTAACATTGCCTCTTCTGATTACCACTTCTTGGCATCTGTCTTAGCAATGATTGAACTGACAAATAGCACCACAATCACCGCAACTATAGGGGCAAATTTAGGCAATTTAGGCAACAATTTAGGCAATTTCTTTACATCAGTACCAACAGTATCTTGGCAACTCGTAGAATATTATTGAGGTAAAAACAATGTCTTTTTATTACGCACAAGTTAACGAGGAAAATATCTGCGTAGCAGTTTCTGAACTTGCTGGAGATATGAGTAAATATTCAAATCTTTTAAGAATTGAAAGTTTTGATAGTTCATTACTTGGAAAGAAATGGAATGGAACTGACTGGGAAGAAGTGCCCCAACCAGAACCATTATCCTCAACACCAGAAGAAGAAACCACTTGACACCACCCCCTGACCGTGCTAAAGTAAGGAGCAAAACGCAAAGAAAGCATGGAAGAAGAATATCTATCAAGATGTGTAGTAGATCCTACCAAACGAACTGTATACTTATACTCAAGTGAAGGGACAGAAAAACAAGTGACCTGTGATACAGTCGAAGAGTTTATGAATGTGCTAGAATTTGTCCGTGCCACAGTAGACGAAGACACACTTTCTTACGCCAATCCCTTATGACTCCCTATCGCATCAATTACAAAGCACTCAAAGAAGAACCCACCAAAACAACACCAGAAAATGTAAAGGAAGCCAATGAGGGATTATTCTTTTCTAAAATGAATCTCCCACAAGCAGCCAAACATTGTGGCATGAGCATCAAAGAAATGAAACTGACTTTCTTTGAATATTTAAAATATAACGAGCCTACCTATAAATAAACAAAAGCAAAGGGAACTATTCATGGAATATAGAATAGATGCTAGGCATGTCTGGTATAATAAAGGAACCCAAATTGTTCTTATGTATTTCATAAATCAAGTTCCCTTTACATTTGATGAATTGCCAGATGATTCTAATACTGATTTGGAACTCATCAAACTAGCAGATGAAGAAAGAAGATTTGATGTAGAAGATTTATATCTTTCTTCGCAATATTTGATTCTAGAAGAATGTCACCCTCTTATGTTTGAGGTTGAATTAGAAAATCCAGAAATGTTACCTGTTAATTAATCTCATGTCTCTTATATCACAAAAAGATCGTAAGAATGCGATCGAAGCAATAAATTTTTATTTGGTTAGTAAGGGAATTGATTTCTCCGAAGAAAAGCTTTCGGAATTCAATGCGCTTCTGAATTGGATTAAACTAGAGTATACTAAACATGAAAATAACGATCTGGTTCTGTGAATCCATGGGGCAGTGGCGGTGGACTGTTTGTGATTCTTCTAGACCTATTATTAGACAAGAATCTGGACAGAATCTAACTATGGATGATGCTATTATTGCTGCAAAGAATACGATGAACTACTTGAAAGTTATAGATAAATCATAGAGTTCTTTTAATATTACCAATGAATTCACTAGAACTTTCTGGGATTTTATTGTTGCTTTTTGTTCTTGTTTCTTTTCTTCGCCCCTCTAGCTAGGGGTTTTTTTATGGATAAATAAGTAATAAAGAACTTATTGCGATAATAAGATGGGTTTGTCAAGACTAGAAAATTTTCTTCGTTCAATCAGAGGAAATCTTATTCATGTTGACGGAAATGCATTAAATGCTACTGATTCGATTGAAAATGACGGCACTAGTCCGGCGCGTCCGTTCTCAAATCTCCAAAGAGCGATCCTGGAGAGTGTCAGGTTTTCCTATAGAAGTGGATATAATAACGACACCTTCGCAAACACCACAATTCTCCTATACCCAGGAGAACACATAATCGATAATCGTCCTGGATGGATCAATCTTGACGGATCAACATTCCTAAAAAGAGACGGAACAACCTCAAGTGATTTTTATGAGTTTGATTTACAAACAAACTTTGATATTACATCAGACAATAATGTTCTTTATAAATTCAATTCTATTCATGGTGGCATGTTCCTCCCAAGGGGAATTTCTATCATTGGATATGATTTGCGCAAAACGAAAATAAGACCCAAATATGTACCAGATCCGGAAAACGATGACATAGAAAGATCTGCTATTTTTAGATTGACTGGTGCCTGTTATCTCTGGCAGATGTCAATTTTTGATGCGAATCCAAATGGAGTTTGTTATAAGGACTACACCAATAACACATTTGTTCCTAATTTTTCACACAATAAACTAACAGCATTTGAGTATGCCGATGGCGTCAATCCGGTAGAGATCAATGATGCTTTCAATACATATTCTACTGATAGAACTGATCTAGATATCTATTATCAGAAGATTGGTCTTGCTTTCGGCAATTCAAGCGGAAGACCAATTTCCCCAGATTACCCAAATGTCGTAGACATAGAACCAAAAATTGACGAATACCGTATTGTCGGTTCTCGCGGACAGGAAGTAGGAATCACAAGTATTCGTGCTGGTGATGGTCTTGGTGGCGGAGATAGAACAGAAATTACTGTATCATTTGCAGAAGATGTCTCTGGTTTGGATGTTGATACTCCAATTCGTATCAATGGAGTTGGTATCAGCACTTTCAATGGACAATATGTAGTAAAAGAAGTTGTCAGTGGAACCGAAATTAAGTATGCAACTTCTGCTGCTCCACCAACAGGGATTGATTCCATCATCGGACAAGGAACACTAAACATTGTTGTTGATACTGTCACATCGGCATCTCCTTATATCTTCAATTGTTCTTTGAGATCTGTTTATGGTCTGTGTGGTCTCCATGCAGATGGAAGTGTAGTAAATGGATTCAAGAGCATGGTTGTTGCCCAATTTACTGGCATCTCATTGCAGAAGGACAACAATGCATTTGTTAAATATGATCCAACCACTGGCAAGTATATTGACACAAATAATGTAGCTAATATCTATTCTGATTCCCTTGCCCGGTATAAACCTTCTTATGAATCCTACCACATCAAGGCAAGCAATAATGCATTTATTCAGTGCGTATCAATCTTTGCCATTGGTTATGCCCAACACTTTGAGGCGGTTAGTGGCGGTGATATGTCTATCACCAACTCCAACTCAAACTTTGGTGCAAAGTCTCTGGTTTCTAGGGGATTCAGAGATGACAAATTCATTCGAGATGACTTGGGATATATCAGTCATATCATTCCGCCAAAGGAAATCACTGAATCAGAAATTACAATCGAATTTGATGCAATTGACATTGCAAAAACCACAAGCCTAGGAAATAGTACAAGACTATATCTCTACAATCAAAACAATGAAAATATAAGGCCAACTAGTACAATTGATGGCTATAGAATAGGTGCAAAACAAAATGATCAATTGAATGTCATCTTAACCAGCTCTGGAATTTCCACAACATATTCGGCATCCATTGTGATGGATGGCTCGACCAATACATCATACCAAAAAGAGTATGATGTTGCAAAAATAAATGGAGGAATAACCAATAACATTGTATCAAATACAATCACTCTAACTTCTCCTCATAATTTTATCAATGGAGAAACAGTAAGAATTATCAGCGAAACTGGCGAACTTCCTGATGGACTAGATCATAATACAGTTTATTATGTCATTACAAATTATACTGCAATTGGACTCAGTAATATACAAATTCGTCTCGCAACTTCGTTAAATGATGCCGAAAATGGAAGTTCTGCTTCTTCTGCTGTAAATATTTTTACTCAAAAAACTACAAATCTAAAAATAGTCAGTCGAGTTTCGGATAAGTCTTCTGGTGATATTGGGCATCCTATCCAATATGATTCTACAAATAACCAATGGTATCTGACTGTCAGTTCGGGAAATGCAATTTACGGCTCAATTTCTTCTTCTGGAGTTTCTGTAAGTCCAAGAACTTATTTCACTAGAAGACCAGACACAAGAAACCTAGAAGATACTCTCTATAAACTAAGATATGTCATTCCAAATGACTCCCCGATAAAAGCAAGACCTCCACTCGATGGATATATTATCCAAGAATCAACTTCTTTGATTTCCAGCGATAACGAAATTGGTTATCAATATAGCCCAGACAACACCACAAAAACTTTAGAAAATTCTTCGCAACTCAGAAGCACTCGATTTATTTCTGGTGCATCCTGGAATGGTTCAATTGCTACGATTGAAACTGAGTTGTCACATCATCTTTCGATTGGATCTCAGGTTGAAGTATTTAATGTCTTAAGTACAAATAATAGTTCAGGATTATCAACATCAGGTTTCAATGGTGTTTATACTGTCAGTGACATTCCAAGCAGAAGAGAATTTTCGTATTCATTGACAAATGATCCTGGAACATTCCTTGATAATACTTCAATAAGAAATACTTCTCTTCCATATTTTAATCGTAAAAAACTTCCTGGAACATATATTGTCTATAGAACAGAACAAGTACAAGAGTATGTTCAAAATCAACAAGACGGAATATACCACATATCCGTCATTAATTCTTCAAATACTCCCAATATTACTCCATTTGAAGACATAAGACTGTCTCAACCAGTTCAATATTTATATCCACAACTTGACCGAGATAATGTTGTATCAGACCCAGAATCAACACAGAGTTTTGCTCTATCAGATCCAATTGGGCAAGTTGTGGTCAGTGATCCACAAAAAAGTATTACCAAAGAAACATTAGAAGAATTTCTACTTGAAAACAAAGTTGGATTTGGAATTACAAGTATTATCAGTAATGTAGTGGGAACTTCCCATACATTCTACACAAATATTGATCATGGATTGAATCCTATCACTGGATTGACTACTACCAGTGCTGGTTCTGCATATGGAACCACCGGAACAATTGAAACTTTATATAATGCACAATTAACTGGCGGATCTGGAGAAGGTGCTTCTGCGGTAATCAAAATCAATCCATCAGGACAAATAACAAATATAGAACTAGAAGATGGTGGCAGTGCATATCAAGTTGGAGATGTGCTGACTGTCGTTGGTGTTGCGACAACTTCTGGTCATGTTCCAGGAACTGTCACAGTAGCATCAATTTATGATCATACAAATGAAGTTATTTCTTTATCCGGAATCGTCAACAGAGAATATTCCCAATACAATGAAATTTATAGAATAAGTAGTATAACTACCAGCAAACAAATTCAAGTTTCTTCCGCTGGTTCTGTTACATCTCCGTCAACTACTGGAATTGGAATAACAATAACATCAAGAACAAATGCATACTTAACAGGAAAGTCACTGACTGCGAGTTCATTTACTTATAATAATGTATCCGGAATTGCTACGGTCACCTTCTCTTCTGCTCATGGAATTTCTGCCTCTGATAAAGTGAGAAATTCTGGAGCAGATTCGTCATTATATAATGGTGATTTCTTAGTTGCCAAAGTAAATTCTCTCACTTCAATTGATTTAAATATTGGAGTAAGTAATTCATCTCCGGCAACAACAGGAACAATTGTAGTACATCCTTATGGATACGCCTCCAAAGGAGGAAATAATACAGGAAGAGAAGAACAAAGAATTGTTGAGCAGTATGCAGGTATTACTACAACTACATCTGTGGGTATTACCACAACAGCGACAACAATTTCAATTGCATCAATCGATTCTACTGGCCTTAAAATCGGTGATTATGTTCAAATTGACGATGAGATCTTAAGAATCCGTGAAACAGTAGATGGAAATCCAGTTTCTGTATTCAGAGGACTACTTGGAACTCGTAACACTTCTCATGTTTCTGGTTCTGTTGTCAGAAAAATACATCCATACCCAATAGAATTCCGTAGACACTCCATTCTTCGTGCTTCTGGTCATACATTTGAGTATGTTGGATTTGGCCCTGGCAACTATTCAAATGCATTCCCAGATCGCCAAGACCGCCAAATCACAGAACAAGAAGAATTACTAGCTCAATCTTTTAAGGTTGATGGTGGCATCAATGTTTATACTGGAATGAATAATGATGGTGATTTTTATATTGGAAACAAACGTGTAAGCTCTGCAACAGGACAAGAAGATGTTTTTGATGCCCCAGTACCATCAATTCGTGGAGAAGAAATCTTCGTTGAAACTGGAACTGCTGCTGCTATTAATATCGTAAACACAGAAAATGTGAATGTAACTCGTTCAATTAAAGTCGAAGGTGGTAAAGGTGGCAATAACATTTCTGAATTCAATGGCCCTGTTGTCTTTAATGATAAGATTACTTCTAATTCTTCTCGTGGCGTCGAGGCAAATTCTCTGTACTTGCAAGGAAATGCGACTATCTCTAGGAAGTATACAGTAGGAATTGCAACTCCAATTACTGCGGCGACTGCAGGTGATGTTCAATACTATTCACAACCATCAGATGGTGGTTACACTGGATGGGTTTATACTACAAATAATCAGTGGAGAAAATTTGGACCAGTTCAAAATAATGATGGACATTATGTTGGTATTTGGACAGGAACATTCTATGGTGATGGTAGTAATCTAACCAACCTAGATTCCATTTGGACCGAAGTTAATCCATTTGGTGGTGCTGGAATTAACTCAGCATATTATCTGGGTAATGTTGGTATTGGAACCAGTGTTGTTTCCCCTGATGTCAAATTAAGAGTTGAAGGAAAAACTTATATTAATGGACTTCTTAATGTCACAGAAATTATAGAAAAAGCAACAATAGTATCTGGTGCTTGGCCTATACTCAATAATGCAGGAAATGCGATAGACATTAATATTTACTTAGGTGATAATAATGTTTATTATTATACAGATAGTGTTGCTCAGAATTGGACTCTAAACTTTACCGGCAATTCTAGTGGAACAACATTAAATAATATACTTGAAGTTGGAGATTCTATCACCGTTGCTTTCCTTGCAACAAACGGAGCAACTGGGTATTACAATGATGAAATAAAAATTGATGGAGTTGCTATAACGCCAAGATGGTATGGTGGATTTGCTCCGACTTTCGGTAATTCAAATAGTATAGATAGTTATACTTATGTAATTATTAAAACAGCAGATTCTACATTTACTGTTCTTGCTTCTCAGTCAAATTACTCATAAGGTAAAATATGCCAATACTTGGAGGATTCGGAAACGCATCGGAATATGCATATAGGCCATTTATTGTAGAATTACCCGATCCTTTTGATTGGGTTGATTTAACTGAAGTAGAACCTGGAAATGAATATATTTCTGGGTATGCTAAAATTACTGGAATAAAGTCCCCACTTCCAATTCGAGTAAGTATTGGTTGTTCATATTCTTTAGTATCAAATGTTTTTGATAACAATCAAACAGTAAGATTTGATAATAGTTTTGTAAATGAAGCAAGTTTTGATGAATATTCAGAACCAAATACTAGGTTTCGACCATCTATTGGGCGAGGTACTGTTAATGCATTTGTAAAAAACAATCAATCAATTAATTTATCTTTAATTCCAGAAAGATTAGTAAAAGAAGATTTTAATAAGACATATACTGTAAATGTTTCTGTTGGAAAATCTACGCAAGATTGGATTGTAAGAACTAGACCCATTGATGATATACCAGATACTTTTACATTTACTTCAATTGGTTCTACAACAACAAATACTACCACACAAAGTAATGAAATTATAGTATCAGGTTTAGAGTCTGGTTTTTCTTTTGACTATAGTGTTACTTTAGGAATTGGTTCTGTTATTGTAAATGGAATTAATCGGGGATCTTCTTATCCTGTTTTTAATGGAGATTCTATAAAATTAGAAACAACTTCTTCAAGTTTATTTAACACAACTACATTTAATCAATATCAGATTGGTGCATATGGTGCAGACTGGTCTGTTACAACAGAACAAGAAAACCTTAACATTCTTTTTACACCAGTTGATTTTACAGATCAAAGTAATTTGCAGTTAAGCACTACTACAGATAGCGATCAAATCACTGTTTCGGGTTTAAGTTTAAATTCAGATCTTCCAGTAACACTATCAAACTCTTCTGCAAGTTATCAAGTAGAAAGAAATAGTTCTATTATAAAAAACTTTACAGATACTCCAATTGAAGTTGTAAATAATGATAAAATAAGACTTAGATTAACATCTTCTGGTTCTTATAGTAGTGCAGTGTCTACTAATTTAACTGTAGGAAATACTATCGCAGATTGGAGTATTACTACAAGAAGTGCTCCTCCACCACCACCTCCACCACCACCACAGCCACCGCCACCACCATCTACTACTTATTTTATAAGACCCATTTATAGGTATTATAATCGATCAACAGGAAGGCATGTGTGTTCGCAAAATCCATCACACCCAACTCTTACTGGACAAGGGTTTTTCGCTGAAGGTGTATTATGTTATGCGTTTTACACAAATCCTGCACCTCCAGGTACATTTGGAGTGGGTTTTGGTTACAATGGACTATCATTTCCTTGCGGAAGAGCGTTTTTTCCAGGAGACTCTAGAGGAGGAAATATTTATAGTTTAATTAATAATTCGATTGGTGATGAATTATGGTCTCCTTCTCCATCTGAAGGAACTCCAAGTTATAGTTTAAATAGAGTTATTGGTTCATTCCCATTTAATAATTTGACGGTATAATATTTTAATTAAATAAATAATAAAAAAGAGGGGATAGTGAACCTCTAAGGAGAAAGATGGCAATCAGCAAAAACTTTGTCGTAAAAAATGGCATTGAAGTTGCAGAAAATCTAATCTACACAGAAGGGCAAAGTGTAGGTATCGGAACAACTCTTCCAGATTATCTTTTATCAGTAAACGGAAATCTCTCATTATCTGGTGGAATTTATCTCCCAAACGATACTCCAACAATAAAAACTACAACTGGTATTGTATCTACAACTTCACTTGTTACCATTTCTGGTATTGACACAAGTAGTCTTTTTGTTGGAGATTATTTAACCGGCACATATCTTCAAAGTAACACCAGAATTACTGCGATTGGAAGTAGTTCCTTATCAATTCTTCCAAATCACACTAATTCTTCTGGAGTAGCAACAACATCATTCACATTTTTAAGATACAAGATATCTGGCAAATCTGGACAAACTCTAGTATCACAAGGAAATAATCTCCCTCCAGTTTGGACTACTCCAAATGCAGTCAATGCTGCTACAGCAACAACAGCAATTAATGTTATTGGAGGTATCACATCAGTAACTCAATTATCTGTTAGTGGAGTTAGTACATTTAACTCTGGCATATTCTCTGGATCAACTTCAAGTGATTTAGTAAGAATCACACAAACTGGAACTGGTAATGCATTAAGAGTCGAAGATAATACCAACCCAGACAGCACTTCTTTTATTATTGACAATGACGGTCAAGTTGGCATCAAAACCAATCAACCAAACTATGACTTAGATATTAGAGGAACAACATTACTTGGAGGTTCATTATATCTTGAGGGAGGTCAATTAACATCTAGAGTTGGCATTCTTTCTGGTACTGATAGAAGTATTATTAGTGGGATAGATACCACGGGAATTGAAATTTCTGACTTTGTTGATGATGCAGGGACAGACATAAATCCTGGAACAGTTGTCATTTCTGTTGGCATCAATTCTATTGGAATATTACCAAACCACAATAGATTCGGTACCTCAATAGAAACAGAAATCAATATCGCAAGAGAGTTTTATGCTGGACTTGATGGCGAAGTATTGGTCTCTAGAGGTTCTGGATTACCCCCAAATTGGTCGGCAGCATCAAATACCGCAATCCAAAACATAAGTACAACAACTACTTATTATCCAACATTTGCAGAAGACTCCGGGTTCCGATCAATTGGAATTGCAAAGAGTGAGTTAGTTTTTATTTCTAATCCAGGAAATCTTGGTATTGGTTCAACATCTCCAACAGAAAGACTTGATATTGGTGGGAATATCAATGTATCTGGTAGTATTAGCGTTGGAACCACAGCAACTGTTGGGTTCGTTACTGCAGCAGACATTAATGTATCTGGTACAGCAACTGTTGGGTTCGTTACTGCAGCAGACATTAATGTATCTGGTACAGCAACTGTTGGATTCCTCACAGCAACAAATGTATCAGTAGCAGAAACCGTAACTGCAACTACAGTTGATGCTCTTACATATTTTGGAAGTGGCGAAGCACTTGCTGGAATTGTTACCCAAATCACAGCAGGTATTGGGGTTAGATTATCATCTACCCAAGCACAAGGAAAAGGCGTAGTCAATATTGATTCTTACTTCCCAATCGGTAAGACAATCTTTGTAACACAAAATGGTAGTGACACCAATAGTGGACTCACGGAGAGTGATTCCAAGAGAACAATCAAAGCAGCAGCTGCAATTGCATTTCCAGGAGATACCATTAAGGTCTTCCCTGGTGTTTATGTTGAAGAAAATCCAATAACACTTGCGAAAAGAGTTGCAGTGGAGGGAACAGAACTTCGTAACTGTGTAGTAACACCAAAATATCCAGATAGAGACTTATTTTATGTAAATAATAGTTGCCACGTAACGGACTTGAGTTTTATTGGTCCTCAGATGACCAATGGAGCTTCTATTATAGCATTACAACCTCTACTTGGTGTATCCACTGATAGATTCTTTGATGCATCAAGAATGATTCGTTATAATTTAGATTATATCGCAAACGAATCTGTTGGATTCTTAACCAGTGGATTCAGTGGATTTGCTGGAAATCATAGAGAACAAGATGCAGCAAGACTTATTGATTTGAATCTCGATTTTATAGCAGCAGAAGCAATTGGGTTTTTGACTTCAACTGACTATAAAACTCCAGCATTCACTATAGTAAACTCTTCTGGAATTGCAACAGACCCAGTTAATTGCGAAGATGACATCAAAGACATTCTTCGTTCTATTTCTTATGACTTAAAGGCCGGAAGTAATAAAAAAGTAATTGGCGCTGGACTATCATATTATGATGATGGAGGAAGTTTACTCCATATCACTGGAACCGATTTGAATGGATATAGCGTCAAAGAAGCAACCATTTCGGCAATAAATCATGCTGTTGGGATAGTCACATTTGTTATTAATAATATTCCATATGGTGGAACTACCTATAGCTCACTCTTACAAGATACGAGTAGTTATTCTCCCGTTGTAGTAAGTGGTGGCTGCACTGACACAATTCAAACAATAGAAACTCTTGCTGGTATAGTAACCAGTATTCTTGACGATTATAATAATGTATCTGGAATTACTACAATTTATGGGGTGAATCTGGAGAGTGTAGATTGCGCAGATGACATAAAAGATATTTGGAAATGTGTGATTCATGATGTCACCAGAGGAGGAAATAGTCGTTGCGTTGCTGCTGGCAAATCATATTACGATGAAAACTGGAATCTTATCCCACAAATTCTAAAAAATCCAGGAGAAGTAGAACAAACTATATCAACCGTTGATTACTCTTTTGGAATTGCGAGAGCAATCATTAATAATTCAACTTGGGGAGGGTTTCCCGAAGGAGGCGAAAAATCAGTAACAAATGCCGTATACAACAATTCTACTGGAATTACAACTATCACTGCATCGAATCATGGACTCCAAAAAGACAACGCAGTAAAAATAGTAGGACTTGGATTTACTTGTCCGTCTGGCCCTGGTGTGGTTACTTATCCAAGTGGAAACCTAGGATATATTTTTAATGTAAAATCAGTAGTAGATTCAAATACCTTTGAGGTTGTTGTTGGGCAGTCCACCCTCCCGCACACTTATGTTTCTGGAGGAACAATACAAAAATATGTAAACTTCCAAAATGAATATATCCAGGTAAAAGACTTATCCATCCAAGTAGATCCAAACACTGGGTTCAATAATGCCATCGATGGATGCGCAAATGTTGTTTCTGCGATAAAGTCTTGTGTGGGAGTCGTGACTACAATCTTAGGGTATGGATCCACCTCTGGAATCACTACATCATTCCCAGGAAATTCTGGCATCGGATTCGCCACCATCATTGGAATTACGAGTGCCGTTTATGATAATACTTCTGGTGAGACCACGATTCTTGCTCCAACACTATCAGTTAAACCTGGAGATATTGTAGAAATTAGAGATTTACTATTCGATTGTACTTCCGGTGGTTCGATTGGCACACAAAGATATCCATCAGGTAAATATGGTTACTTATTTGATGTTACAGCAATTAACAATGATGGTTCTTTTGTCGTCAATACAGGAGTTTCTACCATTGCGCACAATTATGTCGGTGGTGGATTTGTAGTCAATCGTGCCATTGGTGTTACCACTGCTTCTTATGATAATACAACTGGAGTTACAACAATTACTGCTCCAGGCGCTGTAGTTAAAGTGGGTCAGTTCGTAAGACTCCAAGACTTAGAGTTCTCTTGTACTAGTGGTGCGGGAACGACTACTCTATATCCAACAGGCAATCTTGGATATGACTTTAGAGTTACCGAAGTTATTGGTGAAGGAACTACATTTGTTGTCAATACTGGCGTTTCTACTATTCCACATACTTATGAGGGTGGTGGTGTTGTATTTCCACCATATTCTCCCGGAGTTGGCCCAATCACACAAGGCCCATACATAAGAAACTGCACAAACTTTGTCCCAGGAAGTATTGGAATGAAGGTTGATGGATTTGAGGCAGAGCCAGGAGACCAAGATGACATTGGCGTAACTGGCACAATGAGTGTTGACTCATATACTCAATATAACCAAGGTGGCATTGGAGTTTCAATCACCAATGGTGCTTATGCTCAACTGGTTTCTATCTTTACCATTTGTGATGATATTGCAATCTTTACTGGCTCTGGTGGTCAGTGTGATATTACAAACTCTAACTCTTCTTTTGGTACCAAGGGTCTAGTTAGCGACGGCGTTGGGAATTATAATACAAAATCAATTTATCACCATACTGGCATCGCAAATACAGATGCTGTGGCAGAACAATCAATTATTGAAGTTTCTGATATTGGAAATCTAAGACCTTATGATGGACAAACATTACACTTTGGTGAATTATATTATAGTGTGGAAAGTATTACCGTTACTGATGGGGGATTTGGATATACCCAGGCACCGACAGTAATAGTCGATTTACCAACTGGTCCTAATGGCATTCGTGCAGAAGCAGTTGCTAGTATCAACGCTTTTGGTCAAGTATCATCAATTGATATCATCAGTACTGGTAGTCAGTATAGATTAGACGATAATCCACAAATTACTATCAGTGGACCTACAGGTGCTGGAGTAACCGCAAGTGCATCACTAAATCTATATCCAATATATTATACTGTAGAGTCCGCAACATTACCAAGTTCTGGAATATCGACAGTCACTCTCAATACAAATCTAAATAATACAGTAAGTACTGGAACTACAGTTTATTTCAATCGATTGAGTCTCCAGATTACATCATCACATTCTTTCGAATGGGTTGGCTCTGGAAATGACATCAATCTCGCAAAACCTGCTCTTGGTGGGGTTGTTATACAAGAAAATGAAGTAATCAAATTAAATGGGGGCGAAATTGTGTATACTAGCACAGATCAAGCAGGTAACTTCAAAATTGGTGATGATTTAACAATCAATCAATTAACTGGAACTATTTCTGGTAGAGCATTCAGCCAAAGTATATTAAATACAGTAACACCACTTATCATCGCACTAGGTAACTAAAAATGGCAGCAGTAGCACTTAATAGTTTCAAGACAATAAGAAAACCAATCACAACAGGAACAGTCGGTATTTACACTTGTCCTGTTGGAGTCTCTGCCATTGTATTGCTGGCACAAGTTACTAATATTACTTCTAGTACCACATCACAAGTGACTGCACTACATTCTCGCCCAGGAGAAACTCCAACTGATTATAAGTTTGCAAATGGTGCTTATGTTCCACCAAATGATAGTGTAAGTCTGGTACCAGATGGAAGATTAGCACTTGAAACCAATGATGTCATAAAAATTCAAGCAAGTGGCAATAACGAATTAAATATCGTACTAAGCATCCTTGAAACCGCAAAACAGTAAGTAAATGGCAAAAATAATTTCTGGGAGAGTCAAAAAGACTCCCCAATCAGGCATAACAAGTGACCGTTATGAGTTTCTTGGATTAGACCAGGCGGAACCAGATTTAGGTGACCCCCTGATTGGGCCTTCTTCGGTTTCGTCAAATCCTGCTCCTCCTGGTAGTCAATATCTCCTAATCAATGTTGGTGGGCAAACTGGAAAGAGATATTGGTTGCCATCAACTTCACTTTCTGTTGGGGGATTATCTCCTGGTTCATTTACTGTTTTTAATAATGATGTTCAGGTAGGTCTTGCCAATAGTTTTAATTTTTTCAACTTTGTTGGCGCTGGTGTTACTGTTGACTTTGTTGGTGACAATCCAGAAGACCAAACCGGCATCGCAACCGTAAGAATCCAAGTTACTGACTTAGTTGCGCCTGGGAATCCTTATGAGATTCCATATAATGATCCTGGAACTGGATTTTTAAAAGGTGCAACTGATGTAGTCTTTAGAAATAATAATGTTGGTATTGGTTCTACTCTTCCAACAGAAAAACTTGATGTACTTGGTGATGTAACTGTATCAGGCCAAATAGGAGTCAACACTGCAGTTGTTGGATTTATTACTGCAGATAACTCATATTTCGATTCTAGCACAGTAGATGATATTTTTATCAACAACCTAAATGTAGGTACTTCATCTACTGTAGTCAAAACACTTAATAGTAATGTTGGTATTGGTTCTACTTTACCAGAATATAAGTTAGATGTTTTTGGTTCATCAAGGTTCTATGGACTAATCTATGATTATCTTGGAAGTTCTGGCAATGCTGGAGAAGCACTCTTATCTAATGGAACTAACCCACCAACCTGGGGAGTTGTTGGCGAAGATGCTGCAGTTGGATTAGCACTGTCAGTTGCGACCAGAGAATCTTCAAATAATCAACTTTATTATATTGGATTCTCACCAACAACTGATAGTTTCTCAAGTCTTTATGTTGATTCTGATGGTCTCTATTACAATCCATTTTCTGTAAGTCTTGGTATTGGTACTCAACCAGAGTATTCTTTAGATGTCAATGGAACAATTCGTGCTGATCAAATCATTGCACAAAGTTTTAGTGAAGCACCAGGTATTGTAACAACAACTTCAACAAATGAAGTTGTTATCGATACATTTAATACTTCACAATATCGTAGCGCAAGATATAATCTACAAGTCACGGTTAATAATCAGTTACAACTGGAAACTGGTTCTGTTTCTGAAATAAGTTCTGGACTAAACTATTCTCCTGGAACTTATGATAATGTAATTCTTATTTCTTCTGGTATTGGAACTGGAGCAGAAGCGACAATCACATTAACTGCTCCTGCATATCCAATCACTCAGTCATTTGGAGGAATCTTTACTACTTCTGGTAGTATTGCCGGAATCCCAACAGGATTTGGTGTAATCCTTGATACTACATTGTCTCCAACTGAGTATGAGCAATCAAAACTATCTTCAATAGGAATTACAACTTCTGGTGCAGGATTTACGACAACTCCAAGTATTACCATCGATTCACCTATTATCATAGGAAATCCAGTTGCAGGTGTTGGCGTTGGAAGCACTGCAGTTGTGACTAATGTTTCAATGAAAGTTACAAATGTGACTTTAAATACTGCTGGCATTGTAACTAATATTGCACCTGCTGTTACTTATAGTACTCTAGTTGGAACAGGAGAAACTGCAACTGGATATGTTGGATTTGGTATTTCTACATTTACTGTAACTGGTTTTGGTTCTACATATACTTCATCACCAACAGTTACTTATAACCAGACTCCAACTTCAACTCCAGTTACTAGAGTTGGTCTTGGTATTAGTGATGCTGGAATTCAAATCACTCCTGGAACTGGGTATAATACAGGAACTACAATCATTACAATCAATCCAGTAGGTGGTATTGGAACTGATGCAACAATGATTCTTGGTTCTGTAGATGGTTCTGGTAGTATTGTTGATATTGATATTACGAATGTTGGTTCTGGATATACCGTCCCACCAACAGTAACAATTACCAATGATTCTGCTGGTGTAGGCGCAGCAATCACAATCACTCAAATGATTGTAACCAACATTGATGTGGATGATCCTGGCGCAGGATTTGGTATATCAAAACCAGTCATTAGTTTTACTGGAGGTGGTGGTTCAGGCGCAGCAGCAACAGTCACTGATGTTATTTTAACTAGTATTGAAGTCACAAACTCTGGTTATGGTTATACTTCTGCTGATATGCCAGTCACGGCAACAGTCACAACTCCAGGAGTTGGAAGCACTGTTGGTCTTGGTATCTATGAAGTTACCGCAACAACTGGTCTTGGATATACAACAAATCCATCATTTACGATTGATGCACCAACAATCAGTCCTCTTGTTGGGGCGGCACTCACAAGTGTGGTTGGTTTTAATACTTCATATAATCTATTTGTTGGTCCTGGTTATGGCGGAACAACAGTATATTACTTAGACCCAATAGATTCTAATACATTTAGACTGACCAAAGATTCTGCTGGCACTGATTTTATTGTTCTTGGATATGATATTTCTTCTAACCCAAATGCCTTCATTGGTGGTAGTGTTTCTTCGGTTTCCATAACAAACAGTGGTTCTGGATATGAAGTAGGTGAAACACTTACGATTGATAATACTGATTTACAATCACCTTATGATACTACAGTTGGAACTGGATTCAGTTTTACTGTTGCTGGTCCACTGATTGAAAGTTTCCAAGTCAGTGATGTAATGCTTCTACAATCTGTTGGTTCTGCTTCAACTGATGCTTCGGTAATTGAATATGCTGGTATCGCAAATCTTGAGAATCTTGGCGATTATACTGCGGACATCAGTGGAGGAACAGCAAGACTTAAGTTTACTCCTACTTATGCACATAATACTGTCAAACTAACCAGAAAAGGAACCGAACTCTAATGGCAGTCAATGTAGTCAACATCACCATAGAACAAGGTGCAGATTTTACCGAAACTTATAATATCAAAAACCCAGATGAAAGTGCTGCATCATTAGCAAACTACACTGCTCTTGCAACATTAAAAAAACATCCTGGAGCAACGACTGGTTATTCTTTTGTGACTACTCTTAATACAACCACATCAGTATTGAATACTTCTCTGTCAAGGACTGTTACTGCAACATTGACTCCAGGTAGATATTATTATGATGTGTTTTTGATTGCACCAGATGGAACAAGAACCAAAAGTGTTGAAGGTAATGCTCTTGTGAATGGGTCTGCTACTTTACCGACATAAGATGAAAATACTACTACCAGGAGACCAAAGTAAAACTGTTAAGTTGAGCACTAAGACTCCAAAAAATGTTATTTGGGTGAGTGAAAATGTCGAGACAGTTAAAGTCTCTTTGGCAACGACGACGAGCTAAATAGTAAAATAGAGAGAGTAACAAGAAATGGCGAATAATCGCATAAGATTTTCAAATGATTTTGTTCTCAAGAACGAAAAAGTTGGAATCAATACGACAGACCCACAAGCATTATTAGATGTTGGTGGAGAACTCAAGGTTTCTGGTGCTTCCACTTTTACTTCTAATGTTGACATCGAAACTTTGAATGTTGATGGAACCTCTACTCTAGGATTTACTAATGTTTCTGGTCTTTATGTTTCTGGTGTTTCTACTTTTACTAATGGACCAGTACTCATCGGACCCGGAACATCTACCGGAAATTTATCACAACCACTCCAAGTTACTGGTGGTGCTTATGTAAGTGGTTCTGTTGGTATTGGAACCACAGTACCACAATATAAACTACATGTTGTAGGTGATTTTGGTGCCACTACCAAGTCATTCGTCATTCCTCACCCAACAAAACCTGGAATGACTTTAAGACACGGTTCTTTAGAAGGGCCAGAAAATGGAGTCTATGTTAGAGGAAAGACTACAGAATCCATTATTCCTCTACCAGACTATTGGACTGGACTTGTTGATGAAGATTCTATCACAGTCAATCTTACTCCAAAAAATGGAAAACTACATAGTGTTGTTGGTATCTCCAGCAATACTATAGAAATAGAATGTATTGGTGGAGACATCGACTGTTACTTTATGGTTCTAGGCGAAAGAAAAGATGTTGCTAAACTACAAGTTGAGTACTAATCTAAATAATAACACCCACCTTCCACTTATTTTTTGTTCAAAGAGGGTTAAAAACAATGGCACAATATTCTACAAACACGGATAAGACTTTACCAAAAGCAGTTCCTATGTCATAAGTTAAAAAAGTTAGGATTTGATATTTGGGCGGACATTCGTTCTACTTGTGCTCATATTGGTTCTAAAGTATGGATGGGAGATTTCTCACAGTTCTTTCAATTTCTTAAAACACAAAAGTAAAGATTTCTAAAATGGCAATCGTATACGGAACAAAAAGTGTAACTAATGTATTACCATCTTTAGATCTAAGATTTTCCTATAGGAAAGATCTAGTTGATGCTATTAGTGGTAAGAATCTTATTGATTTTAGTAGAGTTCAGTCTGGGACTTCTAAATCAACTTATTTTGGTGCTGATGGAATCCTAAAGTATGCTGATTCTAATGAACCACGATTCGACCACGACCCAACGACGGGTGAGAGCCTTGGGTTGTTGGTGGAGGAGAGTAGGAGTAATGAATTACCAAATTCTATGCCAACAACTTCCGGAGGAGGAATTACAAATACTCAGGTTACTGGGTTGTCTGGAGTCTTCTCTACTGCAAGGAGATTTACTTCAGCGGGTGGAGATGATGTAAGAATTATGTTGGGATTTAATACTTCTGGTGTAAAATTTACATATTCTTTTTATGCTAGATTGGGTACACAGGGAACTTCGGCATTTATTAGAAATGGAACAAGTGTGTATGTAAACTTTAATCTTTCTACTGGAGTTCCTACTAATTCTGGATGGGATTCTGGTAGCGCATATATGATAGATGTTGGTAATGGATGGTACAGATGTTACGCTTCTGTTACTGGTACTGGTGTAAGCGGATTTTTATTTGGAGTTGCTAATGGTAACGGTCTCTATTCAAATGCGGGCGATAATATAATTGCTGGTGGTTTTCAATTAGAAAGAGGAACCTTCCCAACCTCTTACATCCCCACCAACGGAGGAACATTAACTCGTACAGCAGATGTTATGAGCATTACTGGGACAAACTTTAGCAGTTGGTATAACAATAACGAAGGAACTTTCTTTACTGATATGGCACTTGGATTTACTCAAAATGCAGGCAATCCATTTACATTTGGTGGTGTGTTTTATACTACTGTTGTTGGATCAATTAGAACACTTGCTAATACTCCTACGATTATGGGAGGATTGAGCAATTCTCAAACAGTTCCCAGCAAAACTGCAGTTGCTCTAAAATCGCAAGACTTTAGAGTTTATAGAGACGGAATACAAACTGGTTCTAATACTTCTCTTTCTTATACTCCAACAGGCACTCAACTACTTATTAATTCATCTTTGGGTTCAAAAGGTCACATTGGTCGCATTGCCTACTACCCACAAAGACTCCAAGACTCCACACTTCAAAAACTCACAAGATAAATACTCATAAAAAGACATAAAATGACTACATATTTCCTTAAGTTCCCAGACGAAGCAACAGCACAAACTGCACTAGAAACTGCAGGAATCTATGTTGCTCCAATCGGCAATAATCCTGGTTATTATAAGCAAGCAGATATTGGTTGGGCATTTGACCCTATTGGAACCATCACAGAAGGTGGAGTTTATGACATTGAAACTGGTGAAGAACTCACACCACCAACTGTACTCGAAGGATGGCACGCAAACTATATTGGAGAATCACTACCAGAGTCATTGACTGATTATAATCTAAATCCAAGTCCAGTAACTCCTTATCGTGTCTTTGTATAAGACTAAATACTAATAAAAGTGTAGAGTAGAAATGTCGCAGTATAACGATATTAAAATCACTCCCAATATTGGTGTCAGTAGTGACCCTAAGATTGAGTTTATTGGTGCAGGAAACTCTACGATTACTCTTAAGGTACTAGATACTGCAGATGGTGGAATCACCTTTGAGGGACAAAAATCAGAACTATTCTCTCTTATAGATGCTGATGTTTCTTTTGGTTCTTCAGTAGCATCATTTTCGGTTAATGATTTCTACGGAATTCCACATCTTCAGGTATATAATAATGGAAGAGTTCTAGTTGCTCCTTGTGAATCACACACTGTTGGTATTGGAACCACAGTACCCTCAACAAAAATGGATGTTCGTGGTGACTTAAGAGTTGGTATTAATACCTCACAAGGTATTATTCTCACTTCTCCAAATGGAACAACATTTAGATTAGTAGTTGATAACTCTGGTACTTTAAGTGCAATCTCAACTACTCTCTAAATAGTTAAAAATTGACGAAACACTTTATGACTCTGGTGAACTTGTTCCAGAAGATATTGCAAAACTACCAGATTGGAATACATTTAAATCCACAGCAGTTGCATCCATAGCACTTAATACATTTGTAGGAGAACTGATGAGTATTGCTCCTGTTGCTGCTACTGCACTTCCAGCAACTCTACTTCTTATTGAAGGTGGAAACTATCAAGACTTCAATAATACCTGGACTACAATTGAGAATGTAACTACAGTTCCTTCTGCATTAGTAACTGAGATGATAGAACTTGCAGAGTCTTGTAATCTTCCTCAAGAGTTTGTGGGTATTTTTGCTGTTTGATCATCCAGAATCGCAAGACCCCACATAAGAGCCAGCAAACCTAGATGGTTCTTTTTTTGTGCCACAAACAAAACCGTCCACTGACTCACCAGACTCCACCGAGACAGCACTATCATAAAACCACACAAGACCAAACCACATCAAGATGGAGTTCAGTAGACTAGGCAGAATCGTATTCATTGGATCATTCATTTGGTTCATGCATTGGTTTACTAGACTGTCGTATGTCATTTTTTCTTATGTTGGAACTTGAGATTGAAAACGGAAAAAGGCGTGAAGGTCTTTGCGAAACCATTGTGGATTGGTTTTCAGAGAAGTATTTTCTGGATTATGATCTAGAAATTATTGTTGATCATAAGGATCTGACGGAAGATGGTGTTTATGGATATTGTGACATTTCTCCTTATGAGGAATGTGGAGAAAATCCTAGAAGTTTTTTGATTGAGTTGGAAAAGACACTAGAGGTTGACGACTACATCAGTACACTGATACATGAATTATACCATGTGTTTCAGTTTTGTCAAGGGTGGTTGAAGATCAGGCACTCTAAGAGATACTGGAATGGAATTATAATCGATAATCTTGATTATGTCAACCAACCTCATGAGATCGAGGCAGAAGAACAAGAATCTGTTCTTTATGAGGAATTCGTAACATTTCTAGATGGGGGTTGACAAGGGTCTTGGAAACCAGTACAATCAGCCTTGTCACGGATGAAAACAACTCTAGTAACTAATAATTCTTAATAACTTTAATAAAGAAAATAAAGAATAAAGATCTAGATAATTCTCGAAGAGAAGTTCCCGAAGGGAACTAGTTAAGGTTATTAACTATCAGTAGACACTAGAATAACTGTCACAGGAACCTACACAAGGTTCTTTTCTTGTGTTATGATTATTTCATAATCAATGATTCTCATGGAACTCCGTCCTCATCAAGCCAAAACTTTTTTCGATCTCCAGCACAATAATGTTGGTATTGTTACTTATCCGACTGGTGGGGGAAAGACTATGGTTGGTATTGCTGATACCATAAGAGAGTTTGAGAAAACAAACCCACAGACGGTTTGTGTTGTTGCTCCAAGGATTCTTCTTGCTTGTCAACTCAGTTCTGAGTATCTTGAGCACATCAAGAACGCTCGTGTTCTTCATGTGCATTCTGGAAAAGTACAACACTATCATACCACAAAAACCAAGAATATTCAAGACTGGGTAAAGATCCATAAGAACCACCACAAACTGATTTTCTGTACTTATAATTCACTTCGTCGTATCCAGGAAGCAAATATTCATGTCAATACTTACATACTAGATGAAGCGCACAATTCGGTAAAGCGTTCTTTTCATGAACATGTCAAGACAGCATCAGAACGATCGGATCGTTGTTTCTTCTTTACTGCAACTCCTAAAACCAGTGCAGTTGCCTCTAAACCTGGAATGAACGATGTTGATGTATATGGAAAGATTATTTCTAATGTTCCCGCACCAGAACTGATTAAAGGTGGTTATATCACAAAACCAAGAGTTGTTGCGAAATATTTGGAAGCAGTGACCGATAATGTTGCAGAGCGAGACTGCAAACATCTTCTGGAAATTATCGATGGAGAGCAAGTCAATAAGATGCTGGTGGCAGTGAAGTCAACCAAGAATATGATGACTCTTCTTTCGGAATCTAGTTTCCAGGAAGAACTTAAAGATCGTGGATATTCACTACTTCATATCACATCTCAGTATGGTGCTTATTGTGATGGGAAACCAGTGACTCGGGAAAAGTTCTTTCAGATCTTGAATACTTGGGGTAAGAACGATTCTAAGAAGTTTATTGTTATGAACCACAGCATTCTTTCAGAGGGGGTAAACATGGCATGTTTAGACGCTGTGTGCTTTATGCGTACAATGGATACTGTTTCTATGCTTCAGAACATTGGTCGTACACTGCGTCTTCATCCTGATGATGCCGCAGGCATGAGAAACGGAACAGTAATTCCTGGAGATCTTTCGACTTATTTGAAACCAGAAGGTCTTGTGATCTGTCCTGTTTACAATAAAAATACTGATGTTGCATCACGCAATGTCCAGACTATTGTTGATTCCGTGTTTGAGCAGGGTAAACTAGCTGTGGCAGAAATTCAGAAATAAATAATAGATTGGTGGAGAAAAGCCATGTTAAAAATCCTCACATCAGAAAACAGACTACTTCACAAGAAGTCAAAACGAGTAGCAAGTGTTGATGATTCTATTCGTAGTCTTGCCTTGGATATGATTGAGACAATGTATGCTTCTAATGGAATCGGATTGTCTGCTCCTCAGATTGGAGTTCTTAAGCATATTATCGTTGTTGATCATCGTGGAGAGCCACTTGTCATGGTTAATCCAATTATTACAAAAGTATCAGAAGAACAAGTAGAGATGGAAGAAGGGTGTCTTTCTTGTCCTGATGTTTTCAAAATGATTTCTCGTCCAGAAAATCTTAGTGTTAAATATCGTGACTTAGATGGCAAACCACACTTTGAGCGTTATAATGGACTTACTGCACGAATTATTCAACATGAGATCTTACATTTGTATGGAGAACTCATAGTATGATTACCACACAAACCAAGGCCGCATTCGAAAGAATTGACGAAGCACTAATGGGAAAGACCGAAGATCGTTTGGATCTTCTTATTGCAAATCTTGATCGTCTTTTAGATAAGGCAAAGGAAATTAAAAAAATTTCAACGAAAAATCGAATTGGAGACTACTCCTGACCAATTCTCAAACTGTCCACTTCAAACCTTGGTTCTGATTTGAGTCTGTTATAATGATCTGGCACACAACCAATTTTTGGAATGGACACAAACGACATTACTGTTCAATTGACTGAGGTTGAGCACGAAGTTATGATCGAACTTTTGATTCATGCACTAGAGTGCTATCATCTGGTTTCTCCTTATGATTCTGGATTTCATGATCTACCACTTGACAATCCCATCATTCAACGGTATGATACCATCGAAAACCTGAGAGCACGCTTTGTTGAACTCTGGCAAGATCGTTGGGAACAAAATGAAATTTACTGATCTTGAGTTTGAACCACATCCCGATTGGGAAGGTGTTCAGGCAGTCAACTTCTTTGAGAATGGGTATGGCACAAGTGTCATTATGAGTCCATATTCTTATGGTGGCTCTGATGGACTCTACGAAATTGCTGTTCTCGAAGGGACAGAAGAAGAATGGGAAATTTGCTACGACACTCCCATTACTGATGATGTTCTTGGTTATCTTACCAGGGAAGATGTAGAATCTATTTTGAATCAAGTTGAAAACCTTACTAACTGATCATGACACTACAAGAAATTGCTGACAAACAACTGAATATCTGTGCTGAATGGATTGCTTTTAATCTTCAACCAACTCAACAGCGTCCAACAGACCAACAAATCCAACGGATGAAGAAAGAGTGTAAACTTGATGTGAAATGATCGCACGAATCCTTGGTGTCTGTGGAGGAATCTTTTTGATTCTTCTGATTCTTATGGCGAGGGGAATTCCGGTTCTCTTCTTTATGAAGATGCTGCCTCTCGTTCTTCTTCTTTTGGTTGCCGTTGCCCTTATTTGGGCAGGCATTACTACTGACTGACCTTTACTTTTTTAATTAAATTATGTCTACTGGAAAAATCATCGTTGGTGCTGGTGCTGCTGTTCTCGCACTGCTTATCACTGCTGGTCAATTCACTACGATTAACACTGGCGAAAATGGTATCTATGTTGGATTTGATGGTAAAGCGAAAAATGAAGTGATCTTGCCTGGTCTTCGATATGATGGATTTGGTACGATCAAGGTGTTCAACACTCGTAAGATTACTGTTCAATCTAATGATCTGACGCCTAAGACACAGGACAACACCATTATGAAAGACATGGATGTTGTCGTTACTTATTCTCTGTCTCCTACATCTCTGTTTGATTTTTATACTGGTTACGATATGAGTAACCACTCTATCACAGATAGCGGTCAGATTGAATTGATGGCTGCTTTTATTCAGCGCCTTATTACCTCTGCAGTAAATCAATCGGTTGATGAATATCCTGCACTAGAAGTGAATTCTAGTCTCGATAAGATCCAGGATACCATCAAACAAAATCTTAACCTGGCACTAGAAAAAAATAACCTTTCTGGTAAGATCCAGATTGAGTCTGTAGTAGTTGTAAAGGCAGATCTACCAGAAGATCTTGTTGCAGCAGTGAATCGTGTTGTGACTGCTCAATCACAGGAAAAAGAGCAAATTGTCAAAAACCGCACTGCCGAACTGAAGGCAAATGAGAATAAGTCTCTGTCTTCGACTCTTACTCCACAGTATCTTGAATATCAGCGTAACCTTATTCTCCAGGAAGCCATGAAGAATGGCAGTATCCAGAAGATCCTGATTAATGGTGCTTCTGTTCTATCCATCGGTGATGCTGTGGTTGCTAAGTGACGCTCTGACAACTGGCACACAAGGGCACCATCAGGTGTCCTTTTTCTTGTATAATACCAACAGTTGATCCAAAATCATGGCAGAACTTGTGATGCTATCTGGGATTCCAACATCAGGGAAGTCCACTTATGTTAAGAGACTTCTCAAGATCCCATACTGGTCTAATGCTGTTGTGTTGTCTACTGATGACTACATCGAAAAAGAAGCACAAAGACTGAATCTTACCTACAATGAGATTTTTGATGATGTGATTTCTGATGCCACACGAGAACTAGAACTTCAGCTCAATATGGCAAAGGATAAAGGGAAGGACATTATTTTTGACCAAACAAATTTGACAGTTAAAACCAGAAAGAAAAAACTCGCCAAGATTCCTTCTTATTACAGAAGAACAATCGTTTATTTCCAAATCTCACTTGAAGAAGCATTAGAGCGAAACAAACACCGAGAAGGAAAATTTATTCCTGAAAGCATTCTCAAAAGAATGCATCACCAATTTGAGATCCCAACATCACAAGAAGACTTCGACTATATCGAACCTGCAATCCTATGACCTATTCAGCAAAAGTAAAGTTCACTTTCATTAATGATACTCCTCCACAATACAGCCAAACATTTCCAGAACTACTTGATGAGCATTCCATCACAATTGAGGCACCAGCACAAGATCTAAACATCCATCAATACTTTTCTTTGTTCAAAAGTTTTCTTCGTGCCATTGATTTTTCTGAGTACAGCATTATGGATGGTGCTTGTGGAGTTGCCTTTAGCGATTCCAATAAAGAAGAGGATATGAGAAAGCTTATGGAAGAGTATGATCTTCAGGACAAGCATGAATACACAGATGATGATGCTCGTGCTCTAGAAGATGAAATTCGCAATCTAAAAGCAAAACTATCTCGCCTTGAGAATCCCGATAATTCAAATTACACGGATGAGGAAATGGATGCTATGATGTCTTGGGGTGGTCTTGTTCCTGGTTCTGATGAGGCAGTAAAACGCGGCTGTGGATGTCCTCGCATAGATAACCAAGAAATGCCAAATGACCGCAAATGGGTTAATGCCGATTGTCCAATTCATGGGAAGAAAAATGCAGTTTGATTTCATTCGCATAAAGAAAAAAGAAGACTTTGGCATCGAGCTTTGCGTCCAGATTTGCAGTCTAAAAATCAAAAAGTATTATTGGAGTTTATTTCAAGGGTCGGTAAGTTGGAATGACTATCCGTGTTGGCCTTTTCTTCAGATCAATTTTGGATCTAATGGTTTCTTTAGTATCTTGTTTTGGGCTTATAAGTTTGGATTTGATTTTGATCTTGTTACTCGTTCTTGGGACTGGCCTGACACTGAATAAACTGTCACACTTCATCTTATGGTGGAGTGATTTTTTGCTATAATGACTTTAGTTCAAATGAATCTTATGATCAAACCGATTGACAAAACCCACTGGGAAGATCTTTATACTCGACTTCACGATGCCTATGTGGAGTGTATGCATAATGATAATCCAACATACGAACAAAAATTAGCACAGATTCTGGATCATATGATTATCAACAAAAAGTATCTTTACATCCGATGACTGATCAACACCCAATGACTAAACTCTCACATGCTGCTCAGGCTGTGCTAAATGCTGCCAATGGCGCTCAATGCTATGGCCCAGATGACATCCTCAATGATTCTCGATGGGTTGCTGCCGCCGCCCTGCGTGCTGCTGCGGATCAGGTGGTGCCAATTCGCCTTGAGGTTTACCGCGATGAGGCAGAACGCATCGATGAAGATGTCCGCAGTGACATTCGTATGGAATTCCTCGCCATCGCTGACGAACTGGAGGGCAAATGACTTACGACGAACTCTACGAGCATGTGGTAAACTATGTTGCTATGCCACATACTACCATCACAGAGCACGACAAACGCCGTGCCTGTCTCATTCTGGGAGCATTCATGGAGTTTATCATGGATTGTACTGATGCTGGTATTGATCCACGCACACTTGACATGACTGGTATTGTGAATGAGAAACTTGATGAACTGGAGGGTAAATGAGTTTGATTAATACTTTAGAATATTTTATTCAAGACCAACAAGGACATCTTCAAGGTCTCGAATGGGATATTCGTGAAGAAACCAACCAAGAGAACCCAGAACTTGATTGGTATTGTGAAGAGTATGACCTCACAAAAGAACGACTTGAAGACCTTGAGACTGTGAAATCAGAACTTGCTCGTCTTCAACGATATGATGAAAAACTCTCTAGTGTAATGCCTAACGATTACAAAGATTGGTGGCAAGGTTCTAAAGAAGAATGGCCACTTATTGCTAAATCTTCTATTGAAAGTTTGCGAGAACGAGAAGAATTAGCATGGCAACAAGTTGAATTTGCTCATGAAGAACTGGAGGCACGATGACTGACAACCGCACAAAACTACTCAAGATGGTAATGGAAGAGCTTGATAATGCTCCTCTAGATCCAGAATGCCAAGCACAAGCCGCTATCTATGCCGTGGCAGATTGGTTCGACGAACTACTGCTTATAATGGGAGTCACACCATCTTCTATTCCATGCCTGCTACGATGGCAAGCAAACCAACACGATTATTTGGCGGAGGACTCCGAAGACGATGACTGTCAAGAAACTGGGGATGGTGTATGACTGACCTCTCTCAACTCTCTTACAAAGAACTTCAAAAACTTGAAAAACAAATTGAACAACGCAAAGAAACCTTGCGTAAGTCAAAGGATTGTGTTGAAGGATATAAAATCACCTTCTGTGTGAAATTCAATCCTGCTAAACACGAATATGATGACTTGAATAGTCCAGAAGAGTTTGGTGATTACTTGGCAAATGATGTAACAGATTATATTGTCAAAGATGGTTTTCCTGATTTGGATATCAGTGGTTTTGTTGTTGATGTGATGACTGATATTGATAGGATGGAATGGAAGGACTTCTGGGAGAATGATGATGACTGAAATCAGTATCCGTGATTACACTGCAGAAGGTTCTTTGGCGTATTATACTATTCAGGTAGGTGATTGGATTTATGATGGACACGCAACAACTCTTGATGGTGCTTTCAAAATGATTATCCATGATTTGAAATGGTCATATCGTGATTATGAAAAGGAGAATGATGAACTATGACGGAAAGAGTTTGGACACTACATCTCAATCATTCTGATTTGATTGAGATTTACAATACCACCAGTGATGCTATCATCAAACAAAAGATTGAAAATCATTTTCTTGCTGATAAGATGAGCAACTGGAAAAACTGGGTACCAAGCGATACAAAGAACTTGGAGATGCTGAGATCCGCGGCATCAGCGCTGGAGTCAACAGCATCGGAGTTGAGGTCAATCAACAGGGAGTTGAGCTTGACCGCATCGGCGCTGGAGTCAACAGCATCGGATCTGACCTTGGCCGTCTCACGGCTTACATCACGACCGAAGAAGAACCAGATTGGACAGATTGGGGACTGCCAGTAGGATTTGTCATCATTAATATTATTGCCCTTATTCTTGCATTAACAGGAAATCTACCAGACGGAGTTTGATTGTGGTTGAGAAAATTAAGTTTGTAAGTGTAACTCGCATTATTGATAACCGAACAGGTATTCATTATTTGGATGCTGTGGATTCTGGGGGGTTCCATTGGATGGCACAAATGGTTCATAATATTAAAAGTGATGAACCATATTTATTGTATAAAAAGGTGTGGTATAAAGACCCTCAAATGCCATATGACATTTAAAGAATTGGCACAGGGAGACCCCCACAAGGTCTCCTTTTGTCCTATAATACTCTCATATACACAAGAACTCCAATGAACTACACTCCAGAACAAATTGCTTCTATTGTCCTTAAGGTTCTTAAGGAAATTGAAACTCCTGATGTTTCTAGTCTTTCTTATGAAGAGAAAATCAAACTAGCAGCAAACCCAAACACATCACAAGAATCCTTAAAAGTTCTTGCAACTGATAGGGATTATAGTGTTCGTCGTTGGACAGCAGTAAACTCAAACACACCACAAGAATCCTTAAAAGTTCTTGCGACTGATGAGGATTCTTATGTTCGTTGTGGCGTAGCAGAAAACTCAAGCACATCACAAGAAACTCTAGGAGTTCTTGCGACTGATGAGGATTCTTATGTTCGTTTTTGGGTAGCACAAAACCCAAACACACCACAAGAATCCTTAAAAGTTCTTGCAACTGATGAGGATTCTTGTGTTCGTCGTTGTGTAGCAGAAAACCCAAACTATAAAAAACAAACTCCTGATGTTTCTAGTCTTTCTTTTAAAGAAAAAATCAACCTAGCAAAAAACCCAAACACATCACAAGAAACACTAGAAGTTCTTGCGACTGATGAGGATTATTGTGTTCGTTGTTGCGTAGCATACAACCGAAACACACCACAAGAAACACTAGAAGTTCTTGCGACTGATGATGATTATAATGTTCGTTGTGGGGTAGCACGAAACCCAAACACATCACAAGAAACTCTAGAAGTTCTTGCAACTGATGAGGATTCTTATGTTCGTTGTTGCGCATCACGAAACCCAAACTATAAAAAACAAACTCTTGAATTGACTTCAGTTCAATATCAAGCACTCAAGAAACTGATTGAATCTGGACAAGATGAGTCACTAAAGGGTCTTATGGACACTTGATGAACTGACACAAGGGAGACTCCACAAGGTCTCCTTTTGTCCTATAATACTCTCATACACAAAAGAACTCCAATGAACTACACTCCAGAACAAATTGCTTCTATTGTCCTTAAGGTTCTTAAGGACATTGAAACTCCTGATGTTTCTAGTCTTTCTTTT